ATACCCGGCCGCGGAGGCGTGGCCGCGATTCCCGGCGGCGGAGGCGTGGCCGCCATCCCCGGCCGCGTACTGACCATTCCCTTGCTGCTTCGCCATATCGGCTACCCACTGGACAGCGCGCCGCGTCAGATCGCCGATCGAAATCTCGAACTTGACCGTCAGAACGCTTGATGCGCCCTTGCTGTCACCGGCCGGATCACGGGCGATGTCTCCAGATGCCTCGACTAGCGTGTAGCGGCTCGTGGCCGGACCGTAATAGGTGAACGCGTCCTGGGGCATTTCGACCCAATGGAATCCGCCGTCGCCACAGCGAACAACCTTCTGGCCGCCGTTGTCGTAGGTTTTGCCGATCTCGTACTGGAATTGCCTCCCGCCGGGAGAGCAGCACAGGTTCTTGTCGTATCCCTTGATGGCGGTGACGAGATCCTGCTTTGGTTCGACCTTCCTCTTCACGGTCTTAGCCATCGATCAGATCCTCCCCGCCATATCGGCGTAGTACTCGCGCCGGACCGCACTTTCGCTCGGTGCGTCGTCCTCGGCATCGCGGCGGTCGCCAAAGGCATGCCAGATGCCGTCGATCACCGCGTCCTCCTGGTCGAGGTAATCGCTGTCCGCTTCGAGGTTTCCGAGCAGTTCGCGCATCGCGCCGAACCACTGGCGGGCGAATGCGCTCACGGCTTTTTCGTCGAGCCGGCAATCCTTGCCGTTGGAGTGAAGCATGGTCTCGAGTGCGTCTGCCGCAGCCCGGAATTCTTCGCATCGCTTGCTGATCTTGGTCATCGTGCTCTCCATTGCACCGGCTTTGAGCGGTGGGGGATTAGCTTTCGGAGAACGTGATCACGTCAGCCGCGACTGGCCGCTTGGCCTGATGCGCGACGCGAAGCTGCGTGTTCGTCGTCCGAAGGATTTCGCGGGCCTGAGAGGCGACGGAGTCAGCGTGTCCCGGCTCCATCTTGCCGTCCTTGACCAAGTTCAAGGTTTCCCAGAGGGCCGATTTCAGGTTCTTTGCGGTCAAGTCGCGCATAGTCTCGTTTCCTTCTTTGAGCTTTTGCTACGCCGTCTTTTGACAGGCGGATTTCGTAATCGGACATCTGGCTCAAGCACTCGTCCCTGATGTCCATGACCAGCAGGAAGCACTCGGCCAGATCGCCGTACTCCTTCTCGGCGCGATAACGCCGGTCATACTGTTTCTTCCACTCGCGATACTCTGGACGCCTGCAATACTCGACGTGGTAAGGCATGCGCTTCTTGCGATGGACAGCCGCAGACAGCGGGTCGTATGTCCGCTTGTGGTAGGCTGCCTTCTTTGCCTTCAGGAGCGCCCTGTTCTTGCGGCGGTAATCGATATCGTAGAGCCGCTTCTCGGCCTTCTTCTCAGTCGTCGTCTCCTCGCTCCTGCGCCCAACGAACGAGCATTCCTTGCTGCAATAGACATTCAATCCGAGACGACGCGCACGGTTGACGTGACCAGCCGGCCTGTCCGCCAGTGTTCCGCAATGTGCGCATCGAAACTCCATCATCTTCTCCATCGCTTGGCTGTCGGCGAGAGGCGTTTGCTTCTCCGCCTTGAATTGGGTTAGGCGACCATCTTGCGGAGCTTCTCGACGTGACGCTCGCATTCATCACGATCGAGCATGCCCATGATGGACACGTGATCGGTGTTCACGAGCTTCGGGTTGTTGTTGAGGAGGCCGGCTTCGCGGATCAGATCCTCACGGGAGGGGGCGTTAGCGAGCGCATCGGCTGCGATTGCGGCCATGCTAACGTTGCCTTCCGCCGCGTAGTGTTCCAGGGCCTTGGCTGCGAAGTTGGTGTTGTAGGCCATCTGTCCTCTCCGTGTGGTCAGGCGAGATCGGCCCTGCGGCTTCTTCGTCGCCTTTGATGGATTGATTATAGCACCACTACAGTTTAGCGCAACTATTTTTTTAGTGACACTACGGGCGCACGGATGCTAGAACCAACGCATGCTCAAGCGCAACGACAATGGTGAGGCCGCTGCTGAATTTTACGACAGGCGAAGACGGTGGGCTTCGTACGTCTGCGTACACCCGGACGTGAGCGACAGGGGGTTCCGTGTCGGCTTCTGGCTGTCGCAGCGAATGAACGGAGACGATCAATGCTGCTGGTATTCCAAGGCCAGAATCGCCAAGGAAATGGATCGCAGCATTCGCTATGTGCAATATGCAATTGCCGAATTAAGAGACGCTGGCGTGCTGTCGGTGATTGAGGAAAAAGGGAAGCCGAGTACCTACAAAATCAAGGCTCCTTTTTTTTGACCCTAGCACGATCTTGCTGGGGTACCCTAGCACGATCTTGCTCCCGAATATATAAAGGCTAATTCCTAAATAGGTTATTCTCTATAGATATAAGGCTCTGAGGGGGAGTATTATAACTCTCGTCGATAGTGCCGATTTTGCGGATGGTTCGGCAACCTTCTCTATCCACTCTCGCTACGCAGTCCCAAGCGCAAGGAGCACGTCAGTTTGAGGTTTGGCGCATTAACCGTTTCGATCGCCAAGATAGTGATGCTAAAAAACCTCTTGACCTGTGAACCGTAGTGAAGCTAAATTCATCACATGAAAACTCTCATGTCATGGATCAAGGCCGAACGCGGAAGGCTTTCAAGCCTGGCAAAGGCACTGGAAATCACCCCAGCGGCGATCACGCAGTGGCATGTCGTCCCCGCCGAGCGCATGCGGAAGATTTCGGACTTCACCGGAATTCCGATGATGGAGCTTCGCCCCGACATATTCGATGATATGGATGGTGCGGCATGAAGGCTCCGCACCCAAAGGGACCGTTCCACGTCGGCAAGATCGGCGAAGTGACGCGAGTTCTCGACGAGAAGGGACGCGACGTGATGACCCTTCCGGGCGGACCCGAACGTCTTGCGGCGTGTGCCAACTCAATCAGAAACGATGTCTGGTTTCCTGAAAATCACGTTTCTGCTCTAGAGCGCGACGTAAAGCGGCTTGAGGAACTTCGGAAGAGCGCTTGGGCCACGCATCAAGGTGCGGCATGAGCATTTATTCATTCCCACGATGCGCTGGCTATCTCAAGGCAATGCGCGTCCGGCTCGATGATCCAGACATGACGGATTATTGGTTCGCCGCGATCCTATCGGAAGGGTTCACGGACGAGGAATTGACCAAGGCTGGAACAATCGATTTTTCGCGAATGACGGGTGACGAATTGTTATCGGCTTTCGAGCAGATGCTGGTCGACAAGAGATCTGCGCATCCGAAACTTCCGAAGCACGATATGGAAAGCCTCAAGGCATTCTTCGGATCGCGCGGAGTCAAGGCGTCTCGCCTTCAAAGCGATGATGATTTTTGGATATGCGCCGGACTTATGTGGGGAGGAGTGGTCAAACGCTCAGATGGTGCTCCTCTTTCCGAACTTCTTTTCCAGCTTCGCCATATGTCCAAGTCTCAGCGCCGTCGTGCCGATATTCGCCGCGTTCCGGCGAAATGGAGGTCACAATGACCGCTTCGGTCCAATCCCGTCATGCACTCCGCACAATCGACGATTTCCGCTATGATCTTCCGCGGGCTGTTGATCGCGATGCGGTTAGCGGATCCGTCCAGAATTCCCAACGCTGCGTATCATCCTCCCGCGCGGCGCAACTAGCGCCGGAGACTGCAGAACGATGTGTCTCCGGCGCTTTTTATTTTTCGGTGGCACCATGAAGCACGAGGACAGATGGTATGCCGTCTGTCTCGACGGCGACGGATGCCCTGGGCTTGAGACGGGGACGGTCTATCGCGTGATTGGATTCGGCATCATGCCTGGCGGCTTCGAGGTCGCAATCCTGGAAGGCCATCGGTGCCCATATCTCGCCAAACGATTCAAGCTTCTTAGCAAGCAACGGATTGCGTCACTTCGCAGGTTTCTGGAGTCGGCGGAATAGAAATGTTCAGAGGAATTCAGCCCATGCAAAATGGATATCTGCAATGACGGTCGTGGCGTCGAATTTCGAGCGCAAGACAAACGATCTTTATGAGACCGAAGCATGGGCGACGGAGGCGCTTCTGCGCCACTTCCCGGTAAAGGATCTTTTCGTCTGGGAACCAGCAGCGGGAAATCATAAAATCTCGGATATCCTGCACCTACACGGTGCCGATGATGTAGCGACGACGGATATTATGACCTACGACCGCGAGCATAGCAGAATGGTTGATTTTCTTGATTCGTCTGCATGGCCTTATTTTTGTGACGCGATCATCACCAATCCTCCCTACGGCAAAGGAAATCGGCAGGCGGTTCGATTTGCCGAGCTGGCGCTCGAGCGCTGTGACGGACTTGTCGCGCTTCTGCTGACGGCGAAATTCGATTTCGGAAAGACGCGCACACATCTGTTTCGTGACAATCCACGGTTTGCGGCCAAGATCGCGCTGGTAGATCGAATTCAATGGTTTCCGGGAGATAATTCTGGAACAGAGGATCATGCCTGGTACGTATGGGATAATGGAAATGAATGCGGACGCGCCAAGCTTTTTTACGAGGGTCGCGACGCGTCATTTTCCTAGGATTGGGTGCTTACACGGATATCAACTCACACTGGAGAAATTGCATGAGTATTCTTGCTGCGTATTCAGCAACCGAGCGGGGAATTCTCGCCATAAAGAGAGCTAGAGCCATTGAGGAAGATCGCATTCGTCAAGAGGCCGAAGAGACGCCTTCGCCGAAATGGGTCTCGGTAAATTTTTCGTCACAGCCTGTTCGCAGGATAGAGACGATCGCATGCCGTGTCTTTGGCGTCTCGCGTGCGGAAGTCAGGTCCAGGTCTCGCAAGAAGGACCTCGTATTCGCCCGGCAGTTCATAGCGTATTGGGCCTGCCGCCGCACGAATCATTCCCTGCCGACTCTTGGCAGGCTCATGGGTAATTTTGACCATACGACGGTGCTCCACAATCACAAGAAATACGTCGAGAAGCGAGCGGCCATGGGACGCATGTTGAGGCCGGCGAGGTAAAGAATTGACCGAGGCACAAATCACTGATGCTGTCATTTCGCATTGGCGTCAATGCGGTCTCAAGGGAACGCTGGTTGCGTCAATTCCGAACATGGGAGCTCGGGGCCAGCATGGTCTCACCAAGGGGCTTCCTGATCTGATCGTTCTGAGCCCGGAGCTTCCAGTTGGATTTATCGAACTGAAGACTGACAAGGGGCGTATTCGTCCGGAGCAGGAAGCCTTTGCAGCGTTATGCGATTCGCTCGAGATACATCACGCAATTACGCGAGGCCGGGATGAGCCAATCAGAATCCTTGAGCAATGGGGCGTTATGAGGAGGACTTCATGAGCCGAGCCGTTATTGACGCATTGATGACATGCCTCGACGAGGATCATGCCATAGCGATAGAGGAGCACAGGCGCAAGACGGTTAAGAAGCCTCTCACGGCCTATGCAGCCAAGCTTCTCGCCAAGCGCTTTTCTGAGTGGCGAGATCCGAATGAGGCGGCCGACATCATGATCGAACGATGCTGGCAAGGATTCAAGGCCGAATGGGTGAGGGACAGGACGCCTAATTCCGGCAGGCGAAATTTCGCAGACGTGGCATTCGACAGGATTAATCAGCATGGATCAGAAAGCGTATTTGTCGATCGCGACATTGATGAACGCTTTTCCGCAGGGAACGCAGAACGTCGATTTGACCATGAAGACCTTCGAGACGATTTGCGCGGACTTCCCGTCCCAAGTCGTCATTGACGTTGCGCAGCGGTTCTCTGCTGGAATGGTCGAGGGACAATCGAAGCGTTTTGCGCCATCGGTTGCGGAGTTTGTCAGCGAGGTAAGACGCGTCAACGATATGCGGATAGCGATAAGCAAGAAGAAGTCGCTTTCCGCGCCGGGCCAGAGATTCGGTCCATGCCCATGGGAAATCAATGTGGGGAAGGCAAGGACCAGGTTTGCAGGATGGACGTGTCTCGCAACCGGTCTTTCGCACCTGGAATGGCTTGGAAATCGGAGAGAATTTCCAGTCGGCTCTGAGTACATCGCCACGCTCAACGCCGTGATGATGCCGCCAGAGGACGAAAGAATTGGGGACGCTCAATGAGGTGTCCATGTTGCGGAGCGGAGTGGGATATAATCCCGGTCGATCGGCTTCCGAAGTTCATGAGCCGAGGCACCGTTGTCGAACGTGTTGTCGTAATCCTTGCTGAGATTTATCCCGGATCGATTACGCGTACGGAGATCGCAGCACGGATCTATGGATCGAATTTCCCGAAGAGCGAGTTCGCGACGGTGTCCAAGATGGTGGGCGATGCGAGAAAGATGCTGGAGAGACTGGGCTGGACGATTCCGAGACAGACAAGCAGCGGGCCAGTTCCAGGGCATTATCGCCTCGTCCGTCTCGATGAGGTGAAGGAGGCAGCGGAATGAATGTTCTTGCGCGTCAAAGCACTGTTTCCGATCTTATCGAAGAGTATGACCAGAAGGTGTCTGCTATTGCCGAGGAGGTCGCCACGTTCGAATCCGCATATCTGCGCTTGGAAATGGCCGCATGCATTCAGGGAAAATTCGTCGCTCCCGTTTCTAGGAATAGGCCCTATGTCAATGTCGAGGAGCTGAAACGGAACCTGTGCAAATCCGGCTGGAAAGCGGTCTACGACAGATTGCAAATCGACCGCATCGCTAGTGCCAATGACAGACGCAAATTTGATCGGGCGATCGAAGACCCTCCGGATCTGACGTTTGACAATGCCAAGGCAACGTTCGGTGATTACCTGGAACGGCCGCGCTATCATATCCTGCGCGGGCTTGCAGAAGTGTTTGCTGATCTTGACCCGGCATACCGGTCCCACTCAAAGGTGAGGATTGGAGTCAAGGGATTGCCCAAGCGCGTGATCATTTCGAGCTTTGGCAGCTTCTATGGCACATATGGGCGTGACAAGCTCCGTGACATTGTGAACGCGCTGGCTTCCTACCGTGGCCAGCCGCTCATGGAACATCACGAATACAGGTTGATTGATGATGCCCACAAGCGTGGCAACGATGCGGTTCTTGATGGCAGCCCAGCGCCGGTGCAACGCGGCGACCGTGATGAGCCAGCGCAGCTTCCTGACCGGGGCATCTGGATTCGCAAATTCGGCAACGGAAATGCGCATATCTTTTTTGCGCCTGATACGCTAAAGGATATCAACCGCGCATTGGCAGAATTCTACGGCGAAGTACTCCCTGATGTCGAAGACGAAGAAGCGAGGCCACGGTCTGGAACGTCGGTTTCGAATGATCTGCAATTTTACTGGTCTCCAAAGCCAGTTATCGACCGTCTTGTCGAGTTCTCAGGCCTATACAACCTCAAGGAATGGCGTCACAATCCGCCGGATCCATCGCACGTTCTAGAGCCGTCGTGCGGAGATGGTCGCATAATGGATGTGATCCGCGATCTTGGACACCGTGTCTTCGGCATTGAGTACCATGCCGGACGAGCAGCCGACGCGCGAGCGAAGGGCCATAATATTCTGACCGCCAATTTCCTCGAACAGCCGCCGCAGCCGATCTATGACAGGATTATCATGAACCCACCATTTTACGGCAGGCATTACGTCAAACACGTTCGCCATGCCGTGCGCTTCTTGAAGCCGGGAGGCTCGCTGGTTTCGGTCCTACCTGCGACCGCCCATTATGATCACAAGGAACTTGATGGCGAATGGCGCGACCTGCCAGTCGGAAGCTTTTCGGAAGCAGGGACGAATGTTCCTACAGGAATGCTGAAAATATGTAGGTAAGCTGAATGAACTGCTTCTTACATCGTATCAGAACGGACACAATTTAATGGCATCGAAAGCCGAAAAGCTCAGAGCAAAAAGACAGAGATCCGCCCAACGAGGCCGTCCTGAACTATACGCTTCTTCTGACGACAGGGAGCATAACGGCCGTCAAAGCCGCCGCAAGATGGCCGTACAATCACGCAGGATGGAAAACGAACGCCAAGTGAAGGACACGGTTATATCGGCTCGCCAACGCGTTCACGGGATCGATGAGACGGTTTGCGATGGACAGGATGCCGGGTCGGTTCTAGGACGTCTGTATCTCGCCGGCATGATCAAGCTGCACCACAAACGCGCTGGACTACGATTCGAAGAGGACGCGATCCGGTATTGCGCGCTGACAGGTATTCCATTCCCGAATCCGAGGGCTATTGACCTGGGAAAGGTCAGGGGCCTTGGCCATGATGCAAATCCATCCGATGCAAGGGCTGCGAAGGACAAATTCATGAGGCTGGAAAGATGCCTCAGTGACGTTGATGTTTCTGGACGTCCCGTCACGACAATTGTCAAGCGTGTCTGCCTCAGTGACAATGACGACGGGATTTATGCGACGCATATGATTCAGCATCTTTGGCGCGGTCTGGATGCATTGGTGGACTACTACGAGATTTCGCGATCCGATGATTGACTGACGTGGCAAATCACTTTAATTGTCAACGCCAACAGGATGGCGCTTTGCGCCAGATGAATTAGCGCCAAATGGCGCGACGAGTTGCGCATAGGGCTACGTCCTGCGAGACCTGAGCCTGAACTGGATGTCGCAGCATCCATCCCCACCATACCTAGGGGCGCGCATTCATTCCCCAGCCAGTAGCTGGGAACAGATCTGGACGGCGGCGTGGAAAGCGGACACGCATAGACCGCGAGAGGCTGTGGGTCTCGCACCGCAAGGCAACCAGTGCCTGACTGGCAAAGACAGCTGAGCAGGGATAGCGTCCTGCCCGTCCAGATACGAAATATGTTTTCGTGGGTGCCGACTTTCAGGGAGAGGCTCACGGAAATCGGGACGGTTGGAACGGCAGCCACTCTCTAGTCGCCATAGGATCATGCCAGCGAGGAGAAAGTACCGGTTCGACTCCGGCCCGTCCCGACACCCAAGCCGCACTGGCGGCAAACAGGAGCGGTCAGAACCGTACACGAGCCGCTGTGGGGCCTTGGCTGACCAAACGCGAACGGTGACGGGCGGAGAGAGTGCCGCACAAGTTTAGCGCTCGTTGGTCTCACGATCAGCGGGCGCTTCTCATTTCCCGGCATACTGGCATCAGAAGGAACGCGGCATGATCAACCAGAGCCTCAAGCACGCATCCGGCATCAGCGGCACGATCGATGCCGTCGCTGTCCATCCCGATGGAATGGCGCTCGTGCGGATTTCCGATCGCTGGTTCCTGGCGGCCGAATGCGGCCAGCGTTCCAACGTGCTGCCTGCATGGATCAGGGTCTAAAGAGCCAACCGCTCTCTAACCGGAACCCTTAAAAGAAAGACCGCGACATGCTTAGGACAACGCATTGCCGATAGTGTCTTCCAGCAGGAGCGCTTTGCGATCGGCCCTGTTTTCGCCAACGGCGTACAAATGGGAAAACGCTGTCTCTCTCGTGGCGCTGAACGTTGCCGGCGGAATGTATCCGCTGGCCCAGATGCGCGCCGCTGGTCTGGTGGGCGAGAGCTCGCAACGCCAGTATACGAACCGGTCGGGGTACGATCTCACCTATGTCGAGGTCGACTTCGCCAACTATCTCCTGAACGGCACCAACGAGACGTTGACCGGACTGGCCCCGTTCGATGCCGAGGCGGCCATTCGTGATCCGCAGGGGACATCGTATCCCCTGAACGATCCCGTGACGGGCGCGGCGCGGATAACGGTCAATCCGGGCGACGTGCTCCAGCTCGGAGGCGGCGGCTTCACGATCCCTGCTGGCGCGCAGCCTTGGGTGCAGTGGGATATCCAGGGCACGGCATGGCCAGCCGGTCAGGTCGGGGCTCCGTCGCAGACCACGACATCACGCATTTCGCTGCGCTATACCTCCAACCCGCAATGGTACGCACGCGCCGGGACCGATCTTTCCACTGTCGGGGCGACAAATCAGTACTGCTACGATGTATCTTCGATCCGGGCGAGGACAATGAATCGCTTCGCTCTCGCGGTGCTGGGCGACAGTTGGGTGCAAGGCGCAGGCGACGGCAACAATGAAGGCGATCGGATGACCGGCTTCGTGCCGGCCGCGTGCACCTATGCCAATGGCGGGGTCGGTGTCCCCTATATGCCGCTGGGCTATACGGGAACCAAGCTTCTGGACAGCAACACGGCAGCCAAGGTGCAGCACCGTCTCGACGTGGCTGCGGCGGCATGCACTGATGTCCTGATCGAGTTTGGCACCAACGACCTGGTTGCCGCCGGCGTCTCGCTCGCCAGCATGCAGGCGAACTACGTGGCGCTGGCGCAGGCGATCGTCGACCGCGGCATGCGGGCACACGGCTTCACAGTCGGCCCCCGGACCACATCGACGGATAGCTGGGCGACGACGGCCAACCAGACCGTCTCGACCGGATACGTGGCCGACAGTAATGGCAACAGCGGTTCGGCTTCGCTGATCCTGAACGAGTTCAACGACTGGCTGCGCACGGTGCCCGCACCGCTGACAGATGTGGTCGAGGCGGCCGACACGGTCATGAGCGCCCACAATTCGCGGATCTGGAACGTCGGAGACGGGACGTACACGAATCCGGCATTTACATCGGATGGTGTCCATCCGCGTCCCGACAATATCGGTAGCAGGAGGGGTGCCGTGTTCCAGATTGCCAACGCTGTAGCGGCGAAGATCGACGCGTGGCGTCTGGTATCGTGACCGCAACCGGCGCGATCTGAAAGGACCAAATCACATGGCTTCAATCAGGCAGACAGTCAGCGGCACATTCGGGGCCACGGGAACGTCGGCTGAGATCGTCGGGGACTACATATCGATCATTCTCGATTTCGGTGCGTCGCCATCGGCCTCTGTCGACCTCGAGGAACAATTGCCCGATGGAACGTGGGTGAAGAACCCCGATGCGACGGCCGTCATAGCGGATTACCGCAAGGTATGGCAGACGCCGGAGGAATCACGCCTTCGCCTGAACTGCACCGCTCATACGAACGACGTGAAATACGTGATGAATTCCGTCTATGATCCCAAGACTGTCCGCTAGGAAAGGACCGCGTCATGGCTGAGTTGACCACCCGCGCCCGCAAGGCGATGCCGAAATCCAGGTTCGGGCTTCCTTCGAAGAAGGGAAAAGGAGGGGAGAACGAGGCAGGACATGGTGCTTATCCCATGCCGGACAAGGCCCATGCCGCGAACGCGAAGGCTCGGGCCTCGCAGCAGTTCGACAAGGGCAACCTGTCGGCCTCGGCCAAGGCGAAGATCGATGCGAAGGCCAACAAGGTCCTTCAAGCCGGAAAGCACCTTCACCACGAATCGACGACCCATCACCTCGCGAAAGGCAAATAGCGATGGACAAGGAATCTTATACGAGGGTTGCTCCGGGAAAGCCGGAAATGCCTGTAGTCAAGTCTGGCCGCAAGTCGGAAACCAGACAGCACGCTCCCGATGCGACGAAGCATCTGGAAAGCCAGGTCACGCGCCATCCTCTCGCGCGTGGCGAGAAACGTCACTGCGAATAAGCGGGACGGCCAACAGCCTGACTTGAAAGGACAACACAATGGCTGGTATTCTGACAGATGGAGTCCCGAACTACGCTATGTTCTCGGGCTCCGAAACTCTTCCCATCGACACGCATCGCGCGATCGGCATGAATCCGCAGAGCGCGGCGCCAAGCATTCAGCAGCTGGCCACGTTCATGGACTTCCTGACGAACAAGGCAGACATCACCACGGTTGCCGGTACGCGATACTATTCCTCGCTCATCCTCGGCAATGCGGACCAGTTGACCGGCATCGCCGTGCTGGTCGGCGGGACTGGCGGCACGGACAAGTTCATCGTCGAGCTGCATGATGCCAGCGGCGTTCTGGTAGCGACTTCCGCTCTTGCCGGCGTCACGGCTGGCACTGCGGGAACCTACCAGCAGATCCCGTTCACCGCGGCGTACAGCGCGGCTGCCGGGACGTACTATCTCGCGGTGCAGTCCAACGGCACCACGGCGAAGGTCTCGGCCTACAATGCCCCCGCCATGCCGATCACGACCGGCTCGGCGGCCGGGACGTTCGGAACGAGTGCCGCGATCACAGCGCCGACGACCTATACTGCGGGTGTCGGTCCGGTCGCTGTGATTTACTGATCTAGCGCCGCATTACCTCGAATCGAGATTGCCGGTTCTTGGACCAAGCCGTCCTATCGTCCTCGTAGAGAGGCTCGCGTGCGGCGCGTCCCGATTTAGTCGGGATCTGATCGCGTGAGAAATAGCGGAAACCGGTACCATCACGAAAGGAAGCTGAAATGCCTCGCAAAATGACGATGAAGGGGTGGGAAAAGTCCTCGATGGATAAGAAGATGGATGCATCGGGCCGATACGGCAAGGAAGGATCGGCGAAGGACAGGGCCGCGGACAAGCGCATGCTCAAGGCGCGCAATGCCAAGGCGACGAAGAAGGGCGGAAAGTAGACCGTGGCCAGAGTTGCAAACGGACGTCCCACCAAATATCGGCCCGAGTATTGCGAGCAGGTAATTGCGGTGGCCGACGAAGGTCTGTCGCTTACCGCATTCGCGGGCAAGATCCGCGTGGCCCGATCGACCATCAATGTCTGGATGGAGCAGTTTCCCGAGTTCGGCGAGGCGGTCGAGGTGCACAAGGCCGTCAGGATGCTGTATCTGGAATCGACGCTCCTGAAAGGCGAGAGCAGCCCGAAGGTGACGGCCTGCATCTTCGCGCTCAAGAACGCATCCGATGAATGGCGCGAGAAAGTCGACCATGCCCATTCCGGAGCGGTTAACGTCAATATCTCCGGCGACGACAAGGCGCTGCTGTGAGCTTCAGGCTGACCGAGCGCCAGAACGAGGCGAACCGGCTTCTAGGTTCCGATGCGCTCCACGTGATGCTCTATGGAGGTTCACGAAGCGGCAAGACGCTGCTCATCCTAAGGGCGATTCTGATACGGGCTTTGGCCTACGAAAGCCGCCATGTCGTGATGCGCTACAGGTTCAATCACCTGAAAGGGTCCATTATCTACGATACGCTTCCCAAGGTGATGGATCGGTGCTTTCCAGGAGTTGCGGCAAAGTCGAAGCTGGACAAATCGGACTGGTTCTATACGCTTCCCAATGGCTCGGAAATCTGGTTCGGTGGGCTTGACGACAAGCAGCGCACGGAAAAGATCCTTGGATCGGAATTCGCCACGGTATTCCTGAATGAATGCAGCCAGATCAGTTGGGCATCGCGCAACATGATGATGACGCGCCTTGCGCAGAAAACGCCGTTGCGGCTCAAAGCGATATATGATTGCAATCCGCCCTCGAATGCGCACTGGACCGCGCGAGCATTCATCGACAAGGTAGATCCTGATACAAGAACGCCGCTGGCCGATCCGGAGCGCTATGCGGCGATGATGATGAATCCGGTAGACAATCGGGAGAATCTTCCCGAGGACTACATGAGGGAACTGGAATCGCTTCCCGACAGGATGCGCCGTCGCTTTCTTCTCGGCCAATTCCAGGCCGCGGTGGAAAACGCGTTGTGGACCATGGAATCCCTCGACGATGGACGCATTCTCGACGGTCGGATACCGGACATGCAGCGCATTGTAATCGCGGTCGATCCATCGGGATGCTCAGGGCCGGAGGACGAACGTTCTGACGAGGTCGGAATCGTCGTCGTCGGTCTTGGTGTGGATGGACGCGGATATGTGCTGGAGGATCTGTCTGGCAGGTTTGCTCCCGGTGGTCAGTCTGGTTGGGGAAATCAGGTCGCTTCGGCCTTCGACAGGCATGACGCGGATTGCGTCGTTGGAGAAATCAATTACGGTGGCGCAATGGTTCGCCAGACCATTCGGGCAGCACGGCCCGGAACGCCGTTCAAGGAAGTTCATGCAAGCCGTGGAAAGGCCGTCAGGGCGGAGCCGGTTTCCATACTGTTTGACCAGAACAAGATATCGATCGTAGGCCATCTTCCGAAGCTCGAGGATCAACTCTGTTCGTTCACCACGGCTGGATATATGGGAGATCGCTCCCCGGACCGGGCCGACGCTGCGATCTGGGGAATTACCGAACTGTTCCCGGCGATCGTTCGGAAGAAGAAAGAGTTCACGTTGCCCGAGGAACTGCTACGGCCTGTTCCTGATGCGGGCGACCTGTCATGGATGCTGCGATAGATGGAAAACAAGATGTTCAATGGCCGCAGGCTTTATCAATTCGATTCAGCTTCATGGACCGGAACGCCGCTGTTCGGCTCATTCAATATCCGCATTCCTCTGGTGTTGTTCGACATCACAGTCCGTGCGCGGGAACGGATTGATGGATTGCGCGCGATCTGGGAATTGACGGTCACGTTCAAGACCAGCGGCATCTATCTGGCCCATGAGCATTACACGCTCCTCTCGCGCAAGGCATAGGATACCGGTTTGACAGATGGAAATGATATGAGCGACGAGATCGAAGACGAGCGCGAAGGCAATTCCGACCGTGCCCTCGTTCGCCGCGCTCGTGATCGTTTTCGCCGATGCGTCGAATGGGAAGCAGATGCCCGTGCCAAGTTCGTATCCGATCTCAGGTTTGCCAATGCCGATCCGGATAATGGTTGGCAATGGCCGCAGGCGCTTTGGTCGACGCGACAGGATGACCCGAAAGGATACACGCCGAAGCTGACCATCAACAAGGTTCGGCAGCACAATCTTCAGATCATCAACGACGCGAAGCAGAACAAGCCCGGAATCGTAATCCGTCCCGTTTCGGACGATGCTTCGTTCAAGGCGGCGCAGGTATTCGAGGACATCGTCCGCGACATCGAACGGCAGTCCCGCGCGGAACAGGCATACGATACGGCGACCCAATTCCAGGTCCAGTGCGGCCTCGGCTATATTCGTGTCGTGACCGATTATGCGGGACCGAATACGTTCGATCAGGAGATATTCATTCGCAGGGTGAAAAACCCCCTGAATGTCTACCTCGATCCCGATATCAATGAGGTCGACGGTTCCGATGCTCGTTTCGGGTTTGTCTATGATGACGTGCCGAAGGACGAGTTTTTAAGCGAATACCCTGAAATGAAAGGAAAAATCGGCCAAGGAGCGCCACTGGACGAAGGCGCTACATCGCTCGACGACAAACATGTCAGGGTTTTAGAATATTTCGAGAAGGAAATGGTGCGCGACGAGTTGTGGCTCATGCGCGATCCGGACAGCGGTCAAACCGGCATTGCCCGCAAGAGCGAAATCCCGGCTGAGGTGCGCAAGCGCATCGCCAAGGACGATATTCTCAAGCGCCGCGAGATCCTTGATCCGCAAATCAAGTGGTACAAGATCGCTGACGATGAAGTGCTGGACGTAAAGGACTGGCCCGGACGCTATATCCCTATCGTGCCTGTCGTGGGCGAGCAGACCATTGTCGAGAAGAAGCTCGATCGCAAGGGCCACACGAGGGCGATGAAGGACGCCCAGCGTATGTATAACTTCTGGTCCTCGAGCGCGACGGAACAAGCCGCGCTACAGACCAAGACGCGCTGGTTCGTGCCGGTTGGGGCCACGGAAAACCTCGAAACCTATTTCGCCAAGATCAACACGACAAACCTGCCCTTCATTCCGTACAATTCGGTCAATTCCGAAGGAGAGGCGCTTCCTCCTCCCACTCCGATCAATCCGCCCGTTCTTGCGCCGGCCTATGTCCAGTTGCTCCAGATCAGCCAGAACGAGCTCATGATGGCGTCGGGGCAATACCAGTCCCAGTTCGGTCAGAACGAAAACGCAACGTCGGGCAAAGCCATTGCGGAGCGCCAGAGACAGGGTGACAACGCGACGTACCATTTCATTGACGGCCTCGCCATTGCCATCAGGCAGGTCGGAAACATCGTGGTAGACCTCATTCCCAAGATCTATGACACGGCGCGCGTCAAACAGATCATGGGAAAGGACGGCACGCAACGGATGGTGAGGATAGATCCGGCCGCATCGCAGTCCTATGCCGAGGAACAGATGGAAGAGCAGGAGGCGATATACTCCGTGTTCAATCCGAACGTGGGGCGCTACCAGGTCGAAAGCGATATCGGTCCTTCCTATTCGACACGCAGACAGGAAGCATGGAACGCCTTTGTGCAGATCACGTCGCAGAACCGCGAATTGACCAATGTCATCGGCGACCTGATGTTCCGTTATGCCGATTTCCCCGGTGCGGACGATATCGCGGAAAGACTGGCCAGAATCGTCCCGCCGAATGTCAAGGGAGAAGCGCCTGATCCGGCTTTGCAGCAGGCCATTGCGCAGAACGCCAATCTGCAAAAGCTCTATGCGGAATCTCTGGAAAAAATCGCGACGATGGACCGGCAGGCCAAGGACAAGGAAGACCAGAAGGAAATTAATCTGTATGATGCCGAAAGCCGCCGTCTGAAGGAAATCGGTAACGCTACGGGCAATCTCGGTCCAGACGTCTTAAAGCCGCTTATTCAGGAGCTTTTGCAGGAAATGCTTGATCCTGCGAACGTGCCCGTCATCAATGACGAAGCGGTATCGGATCAGACGCCGGATGCTTCATCTGCCCAACCAGAGGAAAATGCAGCATGACCGTATCGCTTGTTCGCAAAACCGCCAAGGAACTGGCCGGAGCGTTCTACGAAGACAATCATTCGGATCGGTTTCGCAAGTTCTGGCCTAGTCAGAAAGTGTTTATCGCGCGCAACTGGCCGTCATTCGTCGAGATCGCCCGCGTTACCTTGACCGAATTGCTTCGATGCGATGGAACGCCTGAATATCAAAAAACGGAGATCTACGAAGCGCTTTGCGAGGACAACGAGCGCCAGATCCGCGGCAGGCACACCGATGTCGGAAAGGGAAGAATGACGCTCAATCCCGATCGTCCCGGCGCGATGGAACGAAAGATGTTTTATCAATGACGAAGTCACATACATTTGATTCGACCCAATGGACAGGTCGGTGTTTCCGTCCGACATATCCAGTTGGGGCCTTCGTTCAGATGTTTCGTCGTGATTTGCAACGATATTATCTCGACCAACCTCCAAGCCGCTATCTGATCGGTAAGAGAGGGTGCCTTGGACCTAGATATTTCAGAACAATAATTGACGTGATTCGAGATGAGTTAGACAATATACGTTCAAGCACTAGAAATTGCAGGTATTATGAATCATATTTAAATGATTAACTCAGTAACACACAGGGAAATCGATATCCAATGACGCAGGACGGATTGTCTCTCATCATCGTCGAATATGAGAACGAATTCATCCTTGCCGTTCATACTGGCGATACCAAAATACGGTGTTCGCTGACAGTTCCGAAGCAGTGCGGGAAGCGTGATATCTCACTCGCATTGCGCAATTTGGCCAAGATGGTTGAAAACCGCGAGGATTGGCGATGACGACGAACAAGCTCTTGACGCTGGCGCGCATCCCCGCGCCGTCCGATGATCGACGCTGGAAAGCCGAGGACGCTCTCCATGTCCTTACCAAGGCCGATGAATATCGCAAGGACAGAGGTCTTATGGCAGATGTCAGGAAACTTGCTCAAAAGAAGCTGAAGCAACTCAACGGAGTTGCGCTGAAAAGGCGCTGAAGCTGATGCACGAAAACGCTGAAATCTGGCGTTCTGCGATGATCCGAGCCAAGGAAGAACGCATCAGGCAGGCCGAAAAGCTCGGCCTTGCATCGGATGGCGCCTATGTTACAGAATATCTGAAGAAGCTGATGGCCGACGCAAAGACGCGTGCGGGCCATGAAATCGAAATCTAGCCGGAGGCCATGATGTCCGAACGAGAACTTGCCGACCCGCTCGCCGACCTGAAAGCCGAAATCGCGGCACAGGAAGACGCCAGCGGGAAGGAAGAGAATGACGCGTTGTCCGATACGTCCGCGCATGGAGACGGCGCTCCTGACGAAGATGCGGTCGAAAGAGATGCGCAGGAAGAAGACACCGATGCCGGCGATGAGGGCGAAGGCGAGGAAAAGAACGCCAAGGACGACAAGCCGGACGGAAAGGGCAAGCGCGGCAAGCCTGTTCCTCCGGAGCGCTTCAATGAGGTCTATGGCAAGTATCACGCCGAACGGCAGAGAGCCGAGGCCGCGGAAGCCGAGAAGGAACGCCTCGAAGCGCTGGTAAAGGAATTGAGCGCCTCCAGAAAGTCCGACGAACAGCAGCAGGACGACAAGCCTCAGAAGACCGAAGCCGAGATCCGCGCCGAGGTCGAGAAGCAGGTCAGGCAGCAGTTCGAGGAAGAGGCCCGCGCGAAGGAATTCAACGACGCGTCGAACCAGGCTTACGAAAATGGCATCAAGAAATTCGGGCAGGCCGAATTCGAGGAATCGCTTCAGGACCTGCAACGCGTCGGTCTGTCCAGCCGCGTTGATGTGGTTCAGACCGCGCTTGAGACTGGTAATGCCGAACAGGTCCTGTTCCTGATGGGTCAGGACGTGGCTGAGGCGGAACGCATCATGTCGCTTTCGCCGGTCAAGATGGCGATCGAGATGGCGAAGCTTGCGGCTTCGCGTCCCCGTGCTCCAAAGACAGAAACCGCTGTCTCGAAGGCAACTGATCCGATCAGGCCCGTACGTGGTGGCAATGCATCGAACGAATTCGATCTTGCCGACCCGAATACGGACATGAACGATTGGGTGCGCAATTTTGACAAGATGATGGAAAAGCGCGCATCCTGAATTTCGGCTTCGGCCGGCTCGCCCATGATCCTACGGCGTAATGCAGGATCCCCGTCTTTGCCGGGTAATGCAATGTCCGCCATGGTCAAGGCGCTATCAGGACCGCTATTCCTGACGATGGATGTTCTGCCCGTCAATCGGGTGTGACCCTCTCATTTTCCTTCCGATCCGTCAGTTCCAATGCCGCACAAGAAAGGAGCGGCTAACCGAAACATGCGGGCATTCGCATGCACCGCACAGATTGGATGGATCCAATGGCTAACGCAATTCTCACTACCGACCAGATCACGCGTGCTGCGGTTCGCATCTGGAAGAACACGAACGCGTTCATTCAGCAGATGCCGACGCAGTACGACAACCAGTTCGCCGTCACCGGTGCCAAGATCGGCACCACGCTTCGCATTCGCCTGCCGAACGAATATACCGTTCGCGACGGTCCGGCTGCGCAGGTGCAGGACACGGCGGAACAGCGTGTCGTGATGACTCTCGCCACGCAGAAGGGCGTGGACGTGTCGTTCTCGACGCTGGAGCGCACGATGCAGCTGGACGATTATGTGGAGCGCATCCTTGCTCCCAAGATCGCCTTCCTGACTGCAAACGTCGCTCTCACCATCATGCAGGCCACCGAAGGCGGGATCTGCAATATGGTGTCGAACGTCGATGGATCGGGCAACATTACCCATCCGACGCAGCAGACCGCGCTTCTCGCGCGCGCCAATCTGCTCAATAATTCGGCTCCTCCCGGACAGCGCAAGCTGGTCGCGGATCCGAATACGATGGCAAACATGGTCTCCACCCTTTCGGGCCTCTTCAACCCGGCCCCGGTGATCTCGCGCCAGTACATGGAAGGAACCATGTATGATGCGCTTGGCTTCCGGTGGTTCGAGGACCAGACCATCATCAAGCATACGACGGGAACGTTCTCGGCCGGAACGGTCAATGGAGCGGGCCAGACCGGGACCTCGACGCTCGTGGTGAACGCCATCACCGGGACCCTGAACAAGGGCGACATCATCACGATCGCGAACGTCAATGCCGTCAACCGTCTGACCCGTCAGACGCTCGGCACCGCCCGTCAGTTCGTGGTGACTTCCGATGTTGCGTCCGGCGCGACCTCGATTCCGATCTATCCGGCAATCGTGGCTCCGTCTGGCGGTTCCGATGTGCAGTATCAGACCGTGGATTCGTCTCCGGCAAACGGTGCGGCGATTTCGCTCTACAACAAGGCGAGCGAAACCTACGTACGCAACGTGGCGTTCTCGCCGGATGCGTTCACCATGGCAACCGCCGATCTGGAATTGCCGGAAGGGGTCTGGGAGCGTTCTCGGGCCATGTACGACAATGTCTCGATGCGTTCCGTGGTTGCCTACAATCCCGGCACTGATCAGGCCATCGATCGTCTCGATGTCCTGTTCGGATTCCTCGCCGTCCGTCCCGAATTCGGCGTCATCGTTCCGGATTCGGTCTGACAGGTTCCATTAACGATACCGGGCGCTTGAATTGAGCGCCCGGTCAACCTCAAGGAGACATGACTTGTCGCTTCCAGAACGTTTCACGCAGGATGATCTGTCACAGATTTCCGCATTTCTGGCCGAGCAGCGCCGCGCTTCTCAGCAAAAGCCGCTCAACGGCCTCATTCCGCCCGAGCATATCAGGGGGAACGATCCGAACTATCGCTACAAGTTCCGCGAATATCCGAAGGCGCTCACGCCGCCAGCGGAACATATTTCCGATGCTGATGCGGAGCGCCGGTTCCGGGTGAAGTACAACGATCGGCTTCCCTATCAGGGCGATGACGCACCGGCGATGATTGCCGAGTATTATGCGCTTGCGACCTATCCGAAAAATATGACGCCGCCCCAGGTGATCGTGAATACGATCCAGGAGGAAGAGGCTGTCCTTGCGGGTTGGAACGCGACGATGCCGAAACGAAGCGATCGCATTACCTATCCGCGCTGGATGTTCCATGGAAGCAAGGAGCCGGTTCTCGTGTCCAATATCGGACAGGAACAGGCGCTCGGAGCGGATTGGTATCCGACTGCGGCCGAAGCCGTAAAATCAGTACGTGACGCCATGATTTCGACGCAGAAGGCCGACGAGAACGATGAACGCAGCATTCTTCTCGGCGAGATCGAAGCCCGTGGCGGGAAGGCAGACCGGCGCTGGAGCACAGACAGGCTTCGCGCCGAGCTCGACAATCTCGATCGCCGTAACGCGGCCGATACAGAGAGCGATGCGGCCTGATGACGACGGCGCGTGACATCATCGAAATGGACCTCCGTGAAGCGGGGGTCATCGGCGTGGGCCAGACACCGAACGCCATCGACATCAATGATAGCCTCACGCGCCTCAACGACATGCTTGCGCAGTGGCAGCGCAAGCGCTGGCTGATCTATCACCTGATCGATGTCTCTATTCCATGTACCGGCGCGACGTCATACTCAATCGGAACGGGACAGACGATCGATACGCCGCGCCCTGACAGGCTCGAAGCTGCCTTCATCAGGCAAATCAGTCCGGGCGCCCAGAACCAGCCAGACTGGCCGCTTCAGATCGTCGAAAGCCGGGAACGCTACAACGATATCGTTCTGAAGCAGTTACAGTCATTTCCGAGGTTCGTCTTTTATGATGCCGGGTATCCGTATGGGTCGGTCTATGCATGGCCGGTTCCAACAAGCCTATACGAACTACATCTCACGCTGAAGGCACAGATCTCCAGTTTTCCGACACTGGAAACGGTTTTCGACATGCCGGCCGAATATGCGGAGGCCATACGCTACAATCTCAGGCTTCGGACATATGCGGCCTATCCCGGTCTTGATGTCAGCCCGATCATTCCCGGCCTTGCAAAAGCAGCGCTCGAGACGATCAAGAACGCCAATGCGCAAATCCCGACACTCAAGATGCCTGATGGTCTTGTCCACGCCCGGCCGTACAACATCTTCAGCGACGGATATTGAGCTATAGATGGGAACAGTTCCATTCCGCGTCCCGCTTCTCGGAGGTGCCTATCAGGCCCGTTCGCTCATTGCGTCGGCGCAACGCTCGGTCAACCTGTATCCGGAGCGTAACGCGCCCGAAGGGCAGCCACCGGTGCCAGTGACGCATTACCAGACCCCAGGATTGCGCAAGGTTATGCAATCCGCGTCGGTCGAGCGTGTCCGCGCACTCTATCGAGCCACCAATGGCGATCTGTATTCCGTCGTGGGTCAGAAAGTTTATTACGTCTCGAATACCTACGTCGAGACGGAGATAGGAACCATCGCAGCGGGGCCGAATCCGGTAGTGTTTACCGACAATGGGCTCTGCATAGTCATGGTTGATGGATCGGCGACGGGATACGCCATCGACATGGCAACACGGTCATATGGAGCGATCACAGATCCCGCGTTCTATGGCGGTACCGGCGTCACATATCTCGATACGTATTTCGTGTTCAATCGGCCAGCCACGGCGCAATTCTATATCTCCCTGTCCAATGTGACCTACGATATGTTGACCGGCACCACTGGCCGCGTCCTCACGTTAATCCTGACCACCGGCGGAAGCGGCTATGTCGATGGGACATATACGAACGTTCCATTGACCGGAGGAACGGGAACCGGTGCACAGGCGACATTCGTCGTCTCGGGCGGCATCATCACTTCGACCACGCTCACCGCAGCCGGATCGGGATACACGTTGAACGACACGTTCACGGTGAGCAACACTTATCTCGGAGGCACAGGATCGGGTTACGCCGGATCGGCAGCATCCGTCGCTACTGCGTTCGATCCTCTGGACATCGCGGCAAAGAGCGGATCGGGAGACAATATCCAGACCGTGGCTTCGATCCATGGAGAGCTTTGGCTCATCGGGGAACTGACGTCGGAAATATGGTACAACAGCGGCGCGACCGATTTCACATTCCAGCGTGTGCAGGGCGCATTCATCGACCATGGCGACGCTGCTCCGTATTCGCTGGCACAGGCAGACATTTCACTGTTCTGGCTCTTGCAGGATCGGCAGGGCAACGGCGTCGTCGTTCGCACGAACGGATATCAGGTCAAGCGTATCTCCACCCATGCGATCGAGCAGGATATCCAGTCCTACGCCAAGATCAGCGATGCCATAGGCTACTGCCACCAGATACAGGGCCACGCTTTCTACGTCCTGACATTCCCCGAAGCCGGGAAGACATGGGCATATGAGATAGCCACCGAACAATGGCACGAACGGGCGTCGCTGGGGCCAAACGGCGAACTCGATCGACACCGCGGCAATTCCTATGCATTCGCTTACGGATACGAACATGTGGGCGACTATCAGAACGGGTCATTGTACGTTTACGACCAATCGTTCCATTACGACGGTGACGTTCCGATACCTCGAATTCGCTCCTTTCCGCATCTCCTCGCCGAAGGCGACAGGGTCGAATATCTCCGCTTCATAGCCGATATGGAGGTCGGTCAGCCCAGCGATGACAATGATCCGAAGATCTCCCTCAGGTGGTCCGATACGCGTGGCGCGACATATGGCAATCCGGTCATTCAGGAACTGGGTGATCCGGGCCAGTTTCAGACTTCTATCCAGTGGCGCAGACTCGGCATGGCACGCGATCGTGTATTCGAGATTTCGTGGTCTTCACCTGTGACCACGGCGCTCAATGGCGCTTTCGTTGAAGTAATGAGAGTCGGCTCTTGACACTTCCGCCAAAAGTGATCGTTCCGCAATCCGGGGAGAAGGTCGTCAACGAAGACGGAACGCCGACGCAGATCCTGACGCGGTTCTTCAATGCTCTTGTCGGGGGTCAATCCGATCTCTCGAATACGCATTACCTCTACGACAACGTAGATGCCAATCTGACGGCGGGATATACCGATACGGCGGTCGATGACGGAACATGGTCAAGCGGAACCTACACCCCGTCGCCGGCCGGGGCCAACATCAGGACCGTTACGAACAATGGAGCCCATACTCTCGCGGCTCCCGTGGCGAGCAATTCGTTCACCATGGCGGTTCTCTATACCAATGGAGCTAGTGCGGGGACAATCACGGACTCCGGGTTCACGTTCTTTGACGGAGACCTCTTTGATACCACGAGCGGACATCAATTCCTCGTATCGATCGTCAAGATCGGTTCCGTTATTTACGGCAATGTGAAGGCTCTCCAGCTTTGACGTTTCCGATGCCGCAATTGCCGATATGGGGAACTGACAAGTCGTTCTATGGCGATATCGTTTCGCTCGGTCTTGGACCTACACTGAAGCTCTGCCTCGACGCCGGATGCAGCCGAAGTTACATCGGATCAGGACAGAATTTCGCCAATCTTGTTCCAAGCGGCGGTGCCAATTTCACGAGAGGATCCGGAGGCGGGACAGGGCCTGACGATCCGACATTCCATGGCACACCGAATGCGGAAACATCGAACGAATATTTTTCGGTCAACGGATCGCAGTTTTTCACGATAAGCGGGTCGAATCCGTCGTGGATCAACGCATTGCACAAGAACAATGCGACGGCGACATACGTGATGTGGATGCAGATGGGTTACAACGACCTGTCGAATCCGCACAACTTCATGGGCGACGCAAATCTTGCATTCGCGAATGTCGGGATTACGCACTACATCATCGGCAACGGCCTACGGTTCACGATGTCGCATGGATCGAGTCCGGTGCAAATTCTCGCAACGGTTACCACCGTTCCGTTCGGATCATGGTTCATGTACTCCTGTTCCCATGACGAGGCAGGCGGTGCAGGTGCGAGCTTCCTCCAGATCAATGACGGGGCACCGGTGACGTTCGATGGGGCCTATACGAGCCCTAGTTCATCGTCGGCGACTTACCGGTTTCAGATACTTGCGGGAGGAAACGACGGAACGCCGACCGTCAGTGGATCACAAGTAGCACGTGTTGCGATATGGAACAGCGCGCTTTCGCAGACCGACATTGCGGCGGTATTCAACAAGACGCGCGGGATTTACGGTGTTTAAGGAAAGATGAAATATTTCCAGCAGCTTGCAGCCGGCATGAATGTCGCTCCAATGATGAATGCGATCATGCGGAGCCCGGAATTGTGGAATGCCAATCCGATCAGGACCAGGCATCCCGGGACAGCGCATTCGGAAGTGAGCGACATCTTGCTGCGCTTCAACGACGTGTCGGAATTCGAGCGAACCGGCGATCCGACGACGATCACGGACGACAAGGAGTGCATCGCATATCCGGCATGGGAAAAGCTGCCGCAGGTCAGACCGATCATTTTCGATCTTATGCGGACCGTGGAAGCGACCAGGCTCGGTCGCGTCATCATCACGAAATTGCCTATGGGCAAGACCATCGCGCCGCATGTCGATGGCGGAGCGCCAGCAACGTACTACGAACGATACCAGATAGCGCTTCAATCTCTGCCCGGCGCATTGTTCCATATCGGCGACGAGACCGTCAATTTCAGGACTGGCGATGTGTGGTGGATCGATAATTCGGTCGAACATAGCGTCGTCAATAATGCGGCAGACGACAGAGTGGTGATGGTCGTAGATTTGAGGTGCATGTAATGCTGACCGTCCAGATCGAAGATGTAACTCCCGCGATTATCGAGGAAATGCGACCGTTATTTCCGGAGCATTACGACGAGCTTGCAGAACACAAGATCGCTGGAATCCCGCTCGATCCGCAATACGAGATATATCTCGCGAGGGCACAGATGGGACAAACGCTTCTGGTCACGCTTCGGGAGGCCGGAAAGCTGGTCGGGTATCTCGTATCGTTCGTCGCGCCGGGACTGCACTACCGGTCGTGCCTGACCGCAACGGGCGACATCTTCTTCGTCTACCCCGACAAGCGTGGTCTTGCGGGCGGCGTCATGCTTTTCGAGGGATGGATCAAGGAATGCCAGCGGCGCGGCGTCGATCTCGCACAGATCGGGCTCAAGTCTCGCCATGTCAAATATGCGCGTCCGCTTCTCGAGGCGATCGGCTTCGTGGAGACCGAAATCATGTTCTGGAAATTTCTGGAGAAGGCATCTCGCCCTGATATGGAGGGTAAGCCATGAATGTTTTCGAGCCTGAGGATTTTTTTGAGCAACATATGATTTGCAGCGTCGCCACAGCAGTCATAGGGAGCGCCGTCGTCGGAGCGGGAGCGTCGCTTGCCGGGTCATCCATGCAGGCCAATGCCACGAAGCAGGCCTCGGCCCAACAGATGGCGATGTATCAGCAGACCCGCAAGGACCTGCTACCATACAATCAGGCCGGTCAGTACGCGACGAACATGCTGACCGGACAGTTGGCGGATCTCACTTCTCCGATCAAGATGGATCAGGCTACGCTGGAGCAGACCCCTGGATATCAGTTCAATCTGAATCAGGGTCTGAAAAGCGTACAGAATTCGGCAGCGGCGCGAGGTCTTGGAACATCCGGGGCAGCACTCAAAGGTGCGGCGTCCTATGCCACTGGTCTCGCCGATTCTACCTATCAGCAGCAGTTCGCCAATGAACTAGCGAGCAGGCAGAATACGTACAACATGCTGACCGGAGTATCGCAGCTCGGCGAAAATGCTGCGGCCCAGACCGGAGCATATGGAACACAGACCGCACAATCGATCGGCTCCAATACGATTCAGGGAGCCAATGCCTCGGCTGCGGGCCTGATGGGCGCAGCAAACTCCTTGAGCGGCGGCCTGAATTCGTATCTCACCTATAACATGCTCATGGGTGGCGGCCTCTATGGATCCTCATCCGGGTTCTCGCCGACTACTTCCTATGGTTCATTGATCGGGGCTCTCTGATGCCTGACGGTACCGTCGATACTTCCATTTACAGGAACCCGCAGCAGAACAATGCGCTGCAAACGTTCGGCTCCGCTGTAGATCTTGCAAACGGACTGATCCAGAATCGCATTCTTCAGGCCAAGAAGTCTGTCGGCAATGCGATCATGGGATCCATCGATCCGGCAACAGGGCTTCCGCAGGTCAGCAAGATCATGCGCGCCAATCAGGATCCGTATGCGGCGGCCGATCTCGCCAATTTCACGATTGATCAGGCGCAGAAACAAACCAGTCTGGCGGCGGGACAACTCGACAAGTTTTATTCGGGACTTGGCCCCATGGCTACGGGGGGGCCTGTTTCCTATACGGATTTCGCCTCTTATGCCGGTGACATGCTCAAGATGGGCATGATCAATCCGACCGAGTACCAGACTCTCGTTCGCGGCGCTCCTACAGACCCACAGAGGCTCAAGTCTTATGTTCAGGGTCTCTATACCCGTGGGATTTCGCCGGAAACCCTCATGCAGCCGCAGGAAATGGGTGTTGTCCCCGCAGGCCAGCCGAATGCGGGAGCACCTATTCGTGGAACGGCCATGCAAGGGCTTCAAAAGGCCACAGGAACGGCTCCCGTCGCACCGGTGCAAAGTGGAGGCGCTTTGCCGTCTGCCGCTCCTGCTAACGCTGTGGGGCAAACGCAGGCCGATCAGCAGCCGCAGCAGGTCGCCGATAGCGGAGGCTATATTTCCGGGCTTGCTCCGGGGCAGTCCGAGGCCATGACTGCATCGAACGTATTTTCGGCCAAGCAAGGCAACGATCTTCAGGCGCAGGCCGATCTCGTTCCGTCGCGCAAGACCATGCTGAACGAAATGCTTGCGAGTTCCGAAAAGTTTACCGGTGGCCCGATGTCTGAACGCATTGCCTATCTCAAGAAGATGGGAAATGAACTCGGCATCACGAATATCGATCTGGAAGGCGTTGCGGCTCAGGAGCAGTTCGCAAAGCTGGCCAAGCAGATCGCCCTTGCACAGACCCAGGCCCTTGGCGCTTCGACGGATGAGAAGCTGCTTACTTCTCTCGGGGCAAACCCGAATACGAGCCTGTCAAATCTCGGCAATCGGCAGATCATTCATCTGCTTCTCGGAAATGAAGATGCGATCACCGCGAAGAACATGGCGTGGCAGCCGTACAAGGCACAGAACGGAGAGGGCAGCTATGGGCAGTTCTCGACGGAATTCAACAAGAATTTCGACCCGAGAGCGTTTCAGGCCGCTTATATGGATCCGAAGGAGCGCGCCGATCTGGTGAGCAATCTCAAGACGCCCGCTGCCAAGGCAAAGTTCGCTAAGACGCTGAGGCTTGGGATAAGCCTTGGTCTGATCCAGATGCCGGGAGCACAGCAATGAATTCGCTTATGGGCGGTCGCCCCATGCCCGGGCCTGACATGCAGCCCTCGCAGGAAAACATGTTGCAGCAGACCGGAAGCGTTCCGCAACAGGAGCAGCCGAATCTTTCGGACGTTCAGGACATGATGGTCAAGCAATCTCACCTTGACGCGATGATGAGGGAACTTCTCCAGACAGAAGGTGGTCCATCGCGAAAGGACGTGGTCAATGCTGCGGTGCAAGTGATCGATTCCGGCATCATGTCTCCCGTTACCATGGCCCAGATGCTTTCCGACCTTCCCGAGGACAAGCTCGATATTCGCAAGTGGCTGACGACGCACGCCACGGCGATCGAGCAGGGAATGAATGCTGGAGCGATGTGGCTCTATGGAAAGGGACAGGATCAGTCCATGCAGGAGCCGACAGAACAGATGCAGGTAGCGCAGGAAGCAAATGCGCCAGCGAATACGCTGACGGGGCGATAAATGGCGACTGTAGACACCTCCATATACCAGAACACCCCGGATATCTCCGGATCGATTCTGTCGCTTGTCATGATGAACAAGCTGATGGGTCGCAATCGTGACGGGCAGCCGAATTCTAATCCGTTCGGTGTGCAGGTTGATAACAATCTCGCAACAGATGCCTCGACTGAATCGCAGCAGTCCGAACCGCCTGCCGCTGCTCCGCAGAACGGCATCAAGATTTACCAGAAGCTTCTTCAGCGTGGCATTGCGCCGGTGCAGGCCGCTGCCCTTGCGGGAAACTGGCAACAGGAATCCGGTTTTGATCCAGGGGCATGGAATGCCAAGGAAGGTGCTGGCGGAATGGGACAATGGCGTCTTGATCGTCTTGATGCGCTCAAGAAATACGCTGCGTCCAAGGGGACGAACTGGACCGATCCCGATACGCAGATCGATTTTGCCCTGAACGAACTCCATGGGTCTGAAAAGACGGCTGGTGCTAAGTTCTTTTCCGCAAAGGACGTCGCATCGGCCAACGCAGCGTTGAAGAGCTATATCCGCTATGGCGATAACAGTGAAGGAACTCGCCTTGGATATGCGAAAGCATTTGCGGCGCAACCGACCGAGGTCGCTTCCAATGATGGAGGCTATGTTCCGACCCAAACCCAGGTTTCCTCGCCGTCGTCTCCCGATGTACCCGTTCCGACACCGCGCCCCGATACGATGATGACCAACGCGACCACGACGGCGGGGCAGACCGACATGTCATCAATGTCCGATGACGATCTGCTCAATGCGTATTCGAAACCGGCGCAGGAAGGCACCCCGGCCACAACGGGAGGAGAAGCAGCTTCGCCTTCTGCCGATATGAGCGATGATAGCCTTCTCAAGGCGTTCACCGGCACTCCGGAAGAAACGAAACCACCCTCTTCCACGGCCAAGGCCATTCCGGCGAATATTGCCGCCGCATCTACCTCGGAACAAAACGCCGAAGGCGGTGTAGGGACTGCTACGGCTGTGTCTGGTGGTATCGTTTCCGGTATTCCTGTCGTCGGTCCGCTTCTCGAGGGCGGAGCACAGAGAGCTGCCGCCGCGATCCGTTCCTATCTTTACGACACTCCGTATCAGGATGAACTCAAGGCGGTTCAGGAATACGATACGCAGGCCCGCGCGGCTCATCCGGTCGTTGAAACAGGAGGAAAGATCGCAGGTGCAATTCTCGGTACGGCTCCGCTTGTTGCCGCGGCTCCCGGTGCATTCGGTCTTGGTGCAGGATCGCTTGCCGCACGAAGCGGAGCGGCTGCGATGTCAGGTGGCGCGCTCGGAGCTGCCGATTCCGCAATGCGGTCCAAGGGCACCATTCGATCGAGAGCAGAACAGACCATTGCCGGAGGCTTTCTGGGAGGCGTTCTAGGTGCGGCTGCTCCGGGGGCTGGACAGGCCATGGGATGGGTTGGAAACAAGCTCATTGGTCTTGTCCGCAGTCCGTCACCGACTGCATCGGCGGCGCGAAACATGATCAGCGGCGTCGAGATGGCCGGCCAGACGCCGCAGGAAATCGGTGCGCGTCTTGCGCAAAACCCTTCGCTTGCGCCGATGGACGTTTCTGATCCACTCCTCGTGCGCGGACTTGGAATAGCCACGCAGCCGAATCAGACCGGGCGACAGATCCTTTCCGATGCGGTCAAGGCCCGTGTCGAGAGCGCCCCGCTGGCTGTACAGACTTCATACGATGCAGCTCTTGGCAAAGTTCCCAATGTCAAGACCTTGGTCGATGATCTCGCGAATACGGCAAAGATCAATGCGCGCCGTGGATTTTCTGAAGCGCTCGATAATGCAAAGCCGGTCGACGTTTCCAATGTCATTTCCAGGATCGACGAAATCGTGAACCCCGGCATCACGGGGAAAGTCACCAATCCAGGGTCTGCGCTTCCTCCTTCGCGTGGAGAACAAATGCTGTTGCGACTCAAGCAGCAGATTACGAATGGAAAGGAGCAATTGACCGATCCGCAGAAATTGCACCAGATCCAGACCAGGCTCAGGGTACAGGCCGATACGCTCGCCAAGAGCGCAAATGGAGAGGATCGCCTGATCGCATCCGATCTTCGCGATGTACGCCAGAGCCTCATTGACTCGATCGACGCGGCAAGCGGCGGCAAATATCGGCCAGCACAGGCTCAGTATGCCGATGACATGAGCATTCGAAGCGCCTTCGACAAAGGTCTTTCCATCTTCAAGAACAGGAGCGGAGAGACCGGAATCGAGGACCGTCCCGAATTCTGGCAGTCATGGTTGCAGGAGCATCAATCCCCGGAGGAGTTGCAGGCGCTCAAGCAGGGCGTTCGCGTTGCCGTGGACCAGAGCATGCAGTCGGTTCGCAATGCGGCGCTCAAGGGTGAGACGCTGCCCGAAATAGGCTTCAACAAGGACAAGCTTGCGCTCATCGTGGGAAATGAACAAGCCGAAAAGATTGCGCAGCAAATGGCCGATTTCCGCCAGATGTCGCAATCCAATGCCCTGCTCATGTCGAACTCGAAAACGGCACTCGCTCAGGAATCGCGCAAGGCAGTCGAAATGCCGCAACCTCCCAGTTTCGGAAATCTCAGCAGAAATACGGCTGTAGGCATGGCAACTGCGCTTCCAATGAAAGCCGGTGGTGCTGGAATCAATCGTGTCATGCAGGCTTATGCAAATGCCCGCAATGCGACGATCGCACGGGCTATTTCCGAAGGTGGTGGAGGCCAGTTCAACCAGCTCATGCAGAACGTGGCTAGAGAACGCGCCTTGCGCGCTGCTGCGGCACGAGGGCTGGAAGTCGGCACAAACATGCTCGTATCGCGAGGTGTCCCGCGATACGTCTATGACAAATATATCGATCAGTCGAAGCGATAGTAGACCTTGTCCTGCTCGGCCTGTTCCTGTTTTTCCTTCCTCTCGAAATAGAGTCCGATGGACAAAATCGAGTACATGAAGGCAAAGGAAGCGCCGACACCCCAAAGGGTGTGCCATGTCACGCCATTCTGGGTGATTACCAGAAAAACGAGACTGCACATCGCGCCGAAGACGAACAAGACCCATCCGAACAGGCCACGGCTCATCGTCGCCAGTTCCTTGGGGAAACCGATGGCGATGAACGCCATGACCGTTCCGAAGAATACCCCGATGGCAAAGTCAAAATCGACCCCGTACACGAGATAATTCGCGATGAGATATATCCCGACGAAGACGGCAATGCTGAATACCGTCATGAACGCGGTAACCAGAAACCTTAGAATTATCATCCTGCTTCCCCTCACTTGAGATTGATGAAATGGCAACGATTCTTCCCGAAGGCATGTCATCGTTTTACGACAACAACGGAAATCCGCTCTCCGGTGGAACCATCGACTTCTATATTCCGAACACCACGACGCGGAAGGATACGTACAAGGATTCTGGACAAACAATCGTCAATTCCAATCCCATAGTCCTCGATTCCGCAGGCCGCGCCGTGATCTACGGAACCGGATCGTACCGCGAGGTTCTCAAGGATTCCAGCGGAAATCTGATTTTTGATGTCGTTACGTCCGAAGCCGTTGTTTCGAGCCTTTCGGCAGGTGGAACGAGCACCGGCACAGAAGACGCACAGGTTGTTTCCGCAGGCGTCTTTTCCTTTCTCGATGGGCAGACGATCGTCTTTACCGCCGGCTTTACGAATACGGGTGCAATGACGATCCAGGTGGGTAGCGCCACCCCGGTCGCTCTTCTGAAAAACAGCGCTGGCGGCCCTGTCAATCTCGCTGCTGGCGACATCGTTGCGGGCAACATCTATCTCATTGCCTATTCGCTCTCCAATGGCAATTTCCAGCTCCTCCAGTCCATCCCGCCCGTCATTACCATCGCATCGCAGGCCGAAGCAGAGGCCGGGACGAACAACACGAACATGATGACGCCGTTGCGCACCGCGCAGGCGCTCACTTACCAGCTTCCCGCCGCGGCCGTCGCTGCTTCCCTCGTTACGACGACGGATCTCCAGAACGCACAGGCGCTCTTTCATGTACGGGAGGAACAATCGAACGGCGTATCAAGTTCTGGTGGTGGAATTTCTGTATCGACATGGTCAACGAGGGTCCTGAATACCGTTGTAACGGCCGGCATAAGCGGGGCTTCTCTGGCAAGCAACGCTATCATTCTTCCGGCCGGAACATATTACATAGACGCCACGTCGCCCGTAGGGATAACCGGGACATCGACGATTGCTCTTTATTGCCGTCTTAGTATCTATAATACGACGGCGGCATCCACGATCATCTCCGGATCATCCTCCTATGGATTTGACAATTCTGGAATCAGCGGTGCGGTTGCGTTCTGTCGCGGGGAATTCACGTTGGCCGCAACAAGCTCGCTTTATCTTCGGGTCTTCGTAACCAAATCAGGAAGCCCGTCGCTCAATTCTGGAAGGCCGTCCAACAGCGGTCTCAACGAAGTCTATTCCGAAGCCCTGATCTGGCAGCGCGCCTGAACACAAGGAATCATTGAATGCCCGATATTGCCTCCCCCTACTGGCGTGAAATGGATCTGGAGAACGATCAGATCCAGCCCAACGGATTTCCGCCCGGCATGCCGGCTTATATCGACCAGTCCGGCCGAATGGTCATGGGGGCGATTAAACGATCATGGGACAGGTCGAATCCTCTCTACGAAACGACCGGCGTTTCCGATACCTATATCGTGACGCCCGCAGCGGATACGCTTTCGCTCAATCTGTACGAAATCATCCGTGTTCGGGCTCATGCTTCCAATACGACCACGACGCCGACGCTTCAGTTTTCGAAGACTGCAGCGGCCGTCATCATCAAGGTCGGCTCAGCGGGTACGACAGCGCTCGTTGCGGGCGATATTCTCGCCGGAGCCGATCATTCGTTCTGGTGGAACGGCACGAACTGGATTCTTTCCAATCCAGCCAGCGGAACGCTCGGAGACGTCGAAGGTCCGGCATCTGCCGTAGACGGAAATTTTGCGGCATTCGATGGGACGACTGGAAAGCTCATCAAGGATAGCGGGTCTGCCGCTGCATCCTTTGCTACCGCTGCGCAGGGCGCGTTGGCTGACACGTCGCTTCAGTCTGGTGATATCGGATCGACGGTACAGCCGTATAGTCCCAACCTCGATGCATGGGCCTTGACGACGACGGCGGAAAAGCTGTCGACAGCATCCAATCTGGGCGATCTTGCCGATGTCGGTCAGGCCAATCTCAATCTAGGTCTTTCGACACGTGTCGGCAAATATGCGGTCGCGCCATCCACGGCGGCGCTGCAGGCGGCTATCGATGCGATAGCCGCTGATCTCGCAACCGGCGATCCGACTCGTCACGCCTATCTTGATATCGGTCCCGGCAGCTTTTCGCTTGGCCAGATCGTACTCAAGGATCGCGTCATTTTGCGTGGTGCGGGACCTCAGGCAACTGAGATCAAGCTGGCAAACGGAACCAACATTGACCTGATCCAGAGCGTCAATTTCAATACTCTTACCGGCACCAATAAATGGCTTGCCGCCGATGGCGTCCCGTCCTTCATCGGACTTGAGAAACTGCGACTCAACGGCAACAAGGTCAACCAGACGGCGGGCCGCTGCATGTCGCTCTATGCCAAAGGCCTCTATTTTGACAACGTCATCATCACTGACGCCTTCAGCGACGGCATTTACAGCGAATGCGGCGAAAACCCCGGCGTCAGCACCTGGGATACGCTGCCGGAGGGCTGTACAGGCCTGCTGCAAATCCTGCAGTGCGGTGGCCACGGCTGGTTCATGCGCGGGCCGCACGATCTCTTCGTCAAGAAGGTTACCAGCCTCATCAACGATGGCAGCGGCATGGTCGTGCAGAGCGCAGCCGGATCCTATATGGCATCGGTCGACCTCGACATGATCCATTGCTACGCCAATGGCGGCTACGGCCTGCAAACGATCGGGTCCGAGGTAAGGGCCTCGATCGCGCGCCTTGAGGACAATTACGGTCCGGGCTTCTATTCGCAGGGCGCGAAGAACTGCATGTTCGGCCTGATGAGCCTCTTCGATAATTGTCGCACAAACGGGGATTATCAGGCGGTTCTCGACGCGAACAGCAGCTACAACACGCTCAACGTCCGCGCACGGACCGTCGGCCGCGCGGCCGCCGGCGGGATCCAGATCGCCGGCGGAAACAACTCGCTCAGCGGCCGCATCGGTGGCGACGTCAGCGGAGGCGGAAACTCCACCGGAATCGGTCTCGACATCAACAACTGCGGCTTCAACAACGTTGACATCGTTATCCACGATTTCAGCGGAGCAGGCGGAATCGGCCTGCGTACCCAGTCGGCGGCACAGATCTTCTGGTCCCGTGTCGCGGCCATCATCCAGAACTGCGATACGCTTTGGAGCAACGGCGTCGCGGGAACCAACAATCACTTCGACATAGTTGGTGACTGCACTGCGGCGCAGACACGATTTGCAGGCGTCGGTCCAAACACTGGAGATCCACGCGAACAAATCAATGCACATCTCTACAAGACCGGTACCGGCGTTCTCGCATCAAGGGCAAAGATCTCTGCTGACATCGATCTCAATTCTACGGCGGAGCAGGCGATCTCCGTCAATCCCAAACTGTTGGCCGCACCGAAGAAAGAGGACGTGAAGGTCTCTATCTCGACGTCCGCCTATGCAGGAACTGCCGCGGCTATCCAGTACCTCTATGTCCGCGAGGACCTGCTGACAGCGACCAACATCACCGTGATGGCCAAGCTATCGACCGCGCTCGGAACTGCCTTCACCGGAAAAATCAACATTGATGTCTCGCTCTAGGAGCGCCACCATGCAGGGAAATTTTGCCGCCGCTTTGAAAACGGTCCTCGGCTTCGAGGGAGGCTATGTGAACAATCCAAAAGATCCCGGCGGCAAGACGAACATGGGAATCACGCAACGCGTATATACCGCGTGGCGGCAAGCACGTGGACTTCCTGCGCAAGAGGTGCGGCAGATTTCTTCCGGAGAAGTCGCGACGATCTATCGGAATGAATACGCCAATCCTGTGCGCTTCGATGATCTTCCGTCCGGAGTGGATCTGATCGTCTTTGACGGGGCGGTCAATTCCGGCGTCTCGCGCTCATCGAAGTGGCTCCAGAAGGCCGTCCGAGTCACGCAGGACGGACAGGTCGGCCCGCTGACATTGTCGGTGGTTTCGGCGCGCGCCCCGTCCACCGTCATCAACGCCATCGCCGACATGCGGCTTTCGTTCCTGCAGGGTCTCAGGACATGGTCTACCTTCCGCCGGGGCTGGAAGAGCCGCGTCGCGCAAGTGCGCGGCATGGCGTTGATGCAGGCCCACCTCTCCGTCGATGCGAGAGCGCCTGCGAGCGCCGCTTCAATGACGGTCGCTGACATCGTCGCCAAACATGCTTCCGTGACCCGTAGAGGCCCGCTGAGAGCGATTTTTGATTTTCTGCTCCGAATGTCCGGACAGCGCAACGGCACTTCTCTGGCCAAAGCATAGAAACCCTGAAAGGAAAATACCCATGTTCCCTATTCGAATCATTCTGGCGCTGGCGCTGGTATCTCTCGCTATCGAACCTGCCTTTGCGCAGACCGCGTCCACGGTCCAGAGCTATACTATCGATTTCACGCAGATCGTTGTGGCCGTGCTTTCTCTCGTCGGCACGGTAGGCGCTGCGATCGCGACGGCATGGATCGCCAAGCTTTCCAAGTCGGCAGGGCTCACGCTCGACCAGCAGCAACGCGATGCCATTGAAGGCGGCGCGGAAAGCGTTGCCAACATGATGATAGGCCGCATCAAGGACGGATCGATCAAACTGACGACGAAGAATGCGGCCATCGCCGAATTCACCAATCTCCTGCTGACCCACTATCCCGACGCGCTGGCTTATTTCGGTCTTGACAAGGACCCGGCGAAACTCGCCAACCTGATCGAGGCAAGGCTGGAGAAATATGGCATCATCCCGGCCATCGCCAATGATGCAAGTGCGCCTGCCGCGGCTGCTGCTCCGGCCCCCGTTGCCGGCGTTCCTGTGGCTGGCGCATGAGCACAGTCGCGAGTGCCCTTGTGTCGGCCGTTCTGGCCGGCATTACAGCGCTCATCAAAATGTGGATGACGCAACGTCAGAACGCTACGAATGCCCAGGACGTGGGACGATTCGCAGCGGAACGCGATGCGGCGATCAAGGCAGCGGAGACGATAGATGCAATGGCACAAGCCGATTCCGGTTATGGCAATGATGCTTCTGGCAGGCTGCGTTCAGGTACCTTCTGAGGCCATTGTCCGGCCGGCATGTCCAACGATCAAGACCTATACGGCAGCGGAACAGAAACAGGTTTCCGACGAAATCGTCTCATTGCCGCAGGATGCAGAAACACGTGTGTTCATCCGTGACTATGGCGCGCTTCGTGATCAGGTCAGGGCATGCCGGTCGATTGGAACGAATACCTCGAAATGAGCCCGAAAGACCTTCTTGATACGGCGTCGCGACGGCTGGAGCCGATTGCCGAAAGCGTCTATCTGCGCTTTGTCGGTCGAGCCGTCATGGTTGCCGTAGTTCCCGTAGGAATCTTCCTGTGGGGATATCAGCTATCCACGAGCCGCGACATGCAGAAGGAAGCAAACGATCAGGCCGTCGCGATAGGACGTCTCACAGTTCTAACTGAGCAGCTACGGGAGGACGTCAACAACCGTAGCTCAGACCGATATACAGGCGCTCAGGCCGCGCGTGACTGGCGTGAGCAGCACGATCGGGACCAGCGACAGGATTCTCGAATAGACTTACTGGAGAATCGTCTCCACAATCTGGAAGTCTCAGATCGCAACCATCGCTAACAGAAAGGACCACGCATGCCAACGCAACACGAAATCGTACAGGCAGGTATCAAGAAATACGCCGTCATCGAAATGCGGCTCGAGCAGGCCACGCGGACGATTCTCCAGATGGAGAAGGATTACCGCAATGCCTACAGCGAAGGCTTGTTCACGTCCGATGAATACGTCGATGCGATCAACAGAACGCGCATGATCGCGGGCCAGATCGCGGCAGTGACTGCATCGGTCTATTCGGCCCATCGCAGTGACACCGAAATTGTCAAGAAAGCGGGCGCGGATATCGCGGAACCATATGCCGTCGTGAAATCCATCCCAACGAATTTCGTGCGCCCCATGGACGGCGGAGGATCGCGCTGAAATGAGTTGGTATTGGACGGCACTAGGCGCTTTCGCGCTCTTCGTCGTCGCGTTCTCGTGGAAGGTTCCGAGAGCGTGGCTATGGATAGGATTGGGGGCGGTTTCGTTCGTCGCTTCTTCCATATGGTGGGACAATGGACTCCCCTATGGAGCATGGTTTGGCGGCATAACGGACCTCGTCATATGCCTCCTGATCACCGAAACAGCGCGATACAGGTGGGAACTGTGGTTCTCCTACGCCTTCGGCCTCATGATGCTCGTCGATGCGCTCAATCTCATGGGGGCGGTGCCAAGTCATTACGTTTTCGCCGTCACCCTCGAATTGCTTAACTGGGCCGCGCTCTTCGTCATTTTCATTACGGCACTATTGCAATGGATCGGGCAGGATGTCGTTTTTTCTGGGTGGGCTTCTCATCTTGGGGCTGGTCGTCTTTATCGTGCGCTCCACACGAAAAGGCGAGCGCCTGCGTGGTGGCGAATCAAAGGATGACGCCAGATCCAGGCGCAGACCTTCTTGAAAAGATTATCGGAGCGTCCAGCGGCAGTCTGCTAGCCGTTATCCTGATCCCTCCGAGATCTCGCAAGGAGTTCGGGCGTCGCATCATATCCAGTATCATCGGCGGCATCGTCTTCGCTTCACCGGCTCGCGATATGGTTTCCTTTGCCAAAGACGGCGATGGGCTTCTTGCCGGCGCTTGTCTCGCTGGATTCAGCATATGGTGGGCAGGTGGCGCCTTGATCCGTATCATTCAGACGTGGAAGCCTCCCGTTCCGAATCCGGAGGAAGAGAAAGAAGCCGCTGAGTAACCCGATCTCCTCTCGAGCGGAGAGGTTCATGACCACTGATCCTGTTCAAATTTCCCTGCTTGGCTTCGGCCGGCAGGGGATTTTTTCTATTTTTGCCTCCGAGAAGATCGAAGACGGTCATCACGGTGATCATGACAAGCAAGCACCCGATCGGCCAGACGATAGCGCCAATGGGACTCGCCAGGAAAAGGATGAAATTGAGCATCTGAGCATCCTATCTGGAATTGATTATATTGCCATACTCTGCCATCCAATCGGGGTGACTTGCTCGCCAATCTGACCAGCTCTCGTCAGTTAGCTTCCAGTCAATCCATTCTTGGATGTCAGGCTTCGGCGTAAACGGAGCGGCATTCGGATCGGCGCAGCGTTCGCACACGCCATTCCTTTCGCCATCCAGGTAGTTTGCTCGATGTTCGTCGCAGAAAAACAGTCCGCAATATTCCATCGGATCTCCGCCACAAGCGTAATAAATCCCGCGATGGATACGTTTGTTGCAACTAGGGTGATCGCAAATCGCCGGAACGCAGTATCCCTGATCGCGTCTATTGTGCTCGTAACATGCGTATCCCATGTCGGCCTCCTGTTCGGAATGCTAAAATCCGGTGTCAATTAGCAACCCTGGCGGCATCCCCCATCCGCTTACGACCCAACCATGCTTTTCGCTTGACCACTCCATGTCATAGCAGTGATAAGTCGAATAGTCAGTAAGATCTGGCCATGAGCCATCGTCTTCCTGATATGGGAATCGCCAGTCTACACCGATAAATAGACCACGCGAGCTGTCAATGCTGCCTATCTCGTCGGAAACCCCGCGCATGAATACCTTATCACCAATCTGTGGTGTTCGAAGATCATCGTGATCCATCTCAGTAGCACAAAGCACTCGTGATGTGCTGGTAGGCGTTCTTGAGATCGGATATCGCCTCTGCCAGTTCTTGTTTAGTCTCGGGGTAGTCCTCGATCGGAAAAAACTCGATATCGTCTATGACACGGCTGATGAGTGCGCGGATGTCCCTGAGTGCGTCGCGGCGAAAGTTGTTCATCTTTTTCCTCCTGCTCAGATCAAATTTCGCTTCAATCCACTCACGACAAAACGCCGCTCGCTCTTCGGGTGTAAGCCCGTCTTCATCGTTAGTCATGGCTAATCTCCTTCGACAATAATGCCGAGCCGTCGTACGAGGTCTTCAGCGCTGCATCCGTCATCGAATGCGAAATCCTGACAATGACCGCTCTCGTCATCCTCTCCAGTGATCTCGCGGGCACATCTGGCGATGTCATAGAGCATTTTCAGGTGCTGCATAACGAGCGCATGCAGGCCATGCAGAGCGAGCATTTCCGTCCTACTGATAGACTTCTTCAACATCGTTACACTCCTATTCAGATTCAATTGTCCCGCAGCGCGTCAAGACCGAGCATCTCCCGGCACTGGGCGGCCGCCCACGGTAGATAGCGCTCGAACGCATCCACGAGGTCGCGGTGTCCATTTTCGTCGGTGCAAGCCATGAGAATGCCCAAGAGCGCCACTGTCATCCCGGCCATCGTCGCTTCCGCGTTATCCGCCGTGATAACGAAATTTCCATCCGCGAAGGCATCGACGACGCGACGGCGTATCTCTTCGGCTCTGGCGTCGAATGGCGATTCCGGGTTGAAATCCGGCATGTCTTTGAAACTCGGGAACTTCATGCCGGCTCCTATTCCAGAACACGCTCGAAGCGTCCGTCAAGAAATTCCGATGCAGGGCGAACCCAGCACGTCCCGACCTTGCTATCGCGATATATGACGAGGGGCTCACCATCTTCCTCGCGGATACCGACGGCCTGTACCCAATAGCGAGAACCACGATTTTTGTGCCGCCAATGGCTATTGATCGGTGCTGCGGTCCGCGTGGCTGCGACGCGCATCCGCGCTTTCTTCAAATCAAGTTCTGTATGCATCTAACGTCCCTCCTATTCAGAATCCCGTGAAGCGCGCATCGCGGCGACTTTTTTGAGTGCTTCTTCCTTTATCTTCCGCATCTCGCGCCGCTGCTCTTCGACCGCAGCCCAATAGTGCGACTTGGCATACTCTCCATCAAAAGTGACGGGCATTTCGGGGTCATTAAGAAGCGCCTGTTTGACCGAAAGCGTATGTATTACAACCTTCTTTCCAGTCGCTCGATATTCGGCCCCGATCATGTTGTAGTATTCGTTCGTAGGGTCTCGTTTCAGCACCTGAAGGCATCCGTCCCAATATGCGGGTTCGACATCAACAAAGTGGATATCCGTATTGCCGACGGAGACTTCTTTATCTCCGCTCGGGTCGGCCTCCTGCAGGGCCGCAATCAAATCCCGTGTTTTCACGTTTGTCTCCCTTCAGGAATCGTCTGTCACTTCTGCCGGCTTGATCAGCCGGCGGTTGTCCTTCACCCCGGCATAGAGGGTCGCCAGCGCGATCGGCCGCATAGCCTCTTCCACGGTCATGCCGGCGATCATCTCGTTGTACATCTCAGCCTTTTTGCATGCGAGCTCGTAGGCTCCCGGACGAAGATGAGCGCTGTACTGCCGATGCCTGCGCTTGTAACGGATCGTGTTGAAGAGAGGGTTCTCTGACTGGATAGCCTTCTTCTCTGCCTTCAGCGCCTCGGCATGTGTGTCGAATTCGGTTGTTTCAGTTCGTGAGATACGATCTTTCCACGGCGAAAACGACGTGTGTTCGTAGGTTCGACGCGGCATATTTATGGTGCAACCCACGTATAGAAGAACGCCGTTCGCATCGAAATGGCGATAGAGGGTCGCCCTAACCTTGATCGGCATTCCGCTTGATCCTCTTCAGGCAACGTGACTTCAACCGCTTGGTCAATTCACGCAGATTTTCAGCTGTTGCGTCTCGTGCTTTTTCGACCAGCTCAAGCTCTCGCCTTTCATTGTCATACAAGACTGAACGCCATGCGGCGTGGATGCGTTTTTTCGTCATGATCCTTGTTTATCAAATTGGTTCCCCTTCGTCTACCGAAAAAAGGTAGAACGTACTATGGACAAGCGCAAGCGGATGCCGTATGTTTTCTCGAAATTCAGTCTGAAAACCGCCGGAAGATATAAAAGATGACAAATAGAGATTTATTGATAGGAACAATCGCGCAAATGCTGGCTCCTCGCCTTTTCGTCTTAAGTGGCGATAATCCTAGCGATATGGGCTTTCCGTTCGCCGACGACGAAGATGCATTCAAAGAAAGAATGTCTCGCCAGTTTGACCCAATCACCTTCTGGACAGAGAAGGCAACGGAGATTGCCGCGGCAATCGTCGACGTCATTTATGCAGAAGGAGACATCCCTGAAATAACTGATTCGCTGATCGAACGATCAGCGGCATTTGCCAAGAAATGGCAACCCGTCAGCGCCTGATTCCAGAACCCGCCGAGGTCGAGATGATATTCAGCGCAGAAGAACTCGAAAAGTGCAGATCAGCGATGGACAAACCGGCTCCGATAGAGGCTCTAAAGCTCATCGCCAGCGGCAGCGTTATTGTCGAACTCACGCACGACAAGCGCGATCTTTATCTCGACAGTGTCAATGGACGGCGCGTTCGAGACCCGGAATTTCCGAATCGCAAGATGCTGCTGAGCGGTGGATGGCCGCTATACCGCGCTGGAATGATCGATGATTTTTGTGTCGTGACAGATGCGGGCCGCAAAGTCCTCGCCGAATACGAGTCCTAGAACCGCCCCGACCAGGAGACAACGATGAAACTGACCGATGAACAACGCGATGAACTTGCAGCTCTCGCCAAGACGAACGACGCACTTGGCCACGCCTCGTTTCAGCATAAGCTAAATCGCGATTTCTACACGCCTCTAGCCGATGCTGGATTTGTCGAGATCGTGCACCCACCGCAGGGATTCGGCCGCGATGCATTCTTCGGTGTGACGATCACCGATGCTGGTCGCGCAGCGATTTCTAGATAATCCCCGGAGGCACCATGAATAACGCCGAATTCCGCAATGAACTCACGAAGATCATGCCGGGATACAAATGGACGGTTCACAAGACATCGAACCCGGAAAGGCTGAAAGCGACCGGCATCCAGTCGAGCGGGTTCAACCGGCTCTCCACACTGCAGGTGACCCGGACGAAAAAGGGAAATGCAGCTTGGTATGATGTCAGATCTGCTCCGCATGGCACGAAATCGCCATGGGCGGCCGAGATCGGCAACGTGACCCTCGCCCGTGCCATGCGTGACCTTCAGACCCACTACCAGCGGAAAGCGGCGAACTACCGCAAGCTGGCCGAACGACTCCAAAACGGACGCTCGACAGAGCAATCCAGCTAACTCACGGACAGGAGATCACCATGAGTGGAATTGACGAGATCGCCGCCGAACGCCGCCGGCAGATCGAGGCCGAGGGGTGGACGCCGGAGCACGATGACGAGCACCGCAGCGGCGAGCTTGCGCAAGCCGCAGCCGCTTATGCACTCAATTGTTGTGACGACAGCGACGGACCGGATCTGAGATTGATGGGCGCTGAGATCTGGCCGTTCAATGATCTCTGGTGGAAGCCGAGGGACAGGCGCTACGACCTGGTTCGGGCCGGCGCCCTCATCGCCGCCGAGATCGACCGGCTCGATCGTCTCGAAGCAGGCAAGTCCTGATTTTCAAGAAACCACAGGAGGCCACGATGCTGACCGTAAATATCGAGAAACGTGGCGACTTCTACATGGCTTGGCATGAGGATGCCCGCGACATCAAAAAGGCGCTTGGCGATATCGTTTTGACGACCGTCGGGGGTGCCGACACGATCGGCATTCCAGCCCATGCGTTGGAGAGCCATGTGGCTGCGCTTAATGCCGCTGGCATCAGCGTGAAGATCAACAGCAAAATCGATTCTTGAAACCGCCGAGGTCAATATGCGCCAATTGAAAGTGCTGATAGGCGGGGAAGCAACACGCACGATTGCGGCGGCATTCGAAGCGCACGGGCACTATGCCATGACGGCGGATTTCCGTCCCGCACAGCGTCCGGGACCGCACCATAAGGGCGACTGGGCCGACATCGAGAACGACGGATGGGATCTGGCGATATTCCATCGCACGTGCACTTTCATGGCCAATTCGGGCGCCAAGCACATCTACGTTGACATGAAGAAAGCCAACGGGCTCAACGAACAGCGCTGGCTTGAGCTGGGACGTCATGCGTGGTCTTTCTGGAACCACATGCAGACCTGTCCGGTTCGCTTCGCGGCATGGGAAAATCCCGTGATGATAGGCTATGCGCAATTGATGATCGGCAAGCCGGATCAGATCGTTCAGCCGTGGTGGTTTGCCGTAGATCCGAATGGGCCTGACAACGTCAAGAAAGCTACCGCGTGGTGGACACGGGGCGATCTTCCGAAGTTGAAACCGACAGGCATCCTTGACGGATCTACCGCGCGCGACGAGGTCTTCCGCATGGCGCCAACCGCCGATCCGGAAGTCAGACGCATGCAGCGATCGAACTTCACGCCGGGCCACGCTGAGGCAATTGCGGATCAGTGGGGCTCATTCGTTCAACAGCAGATCGCCGCCGAAGCTGCTTAGTCCAGAAACCGCCGAGGTTGAGATGCAGGTGAACCGATACATCAGAGACAAGGCAATGGATCATGTCGATCATGCCCTTGGCCGCCCTGTCGACCCGACGGTCGAGAGCTATCGAAATTATTTTGCGACCAGTGTCGACGGCAACATAGCCGCTGAGTTTCGCGCTTCGCCAAATTGGATCGAAGGCATCCGTCAGGGTGACATGGTCTGGTTTCACGTTAGCGACCAGGGGCGCGCTGCGCTTCGCGATCATCTACGCGAGATCGGCGACGAGCACCAACTGTTCACCGTTTCATGGGGCGGATACGACATGCCGCAGGTTGCTGCCAGCGCCAGCAAAGCGCGTTACGCCAGATGGAGCGCCTTGTGCGACGTCATTGACGTTCCGTTCATGACGTTCGCGGCGACTGCGCGCGTGCGCCTCGCCTAATTCCGCAAACCCACCCGCCAGGAGACCGACATAACCGATAGCTTGGGCGAAGCCCTTCCCAAAAAAATGCAAGAAATCCGCGAGACCTACATTCCGGCCTACCAGAGCATCGGTCCGGCTGGAGGTTTTGCAATTGCCATGATGAATCAGGCGTTGACGCGCGCGGAAAAGGCGATGATCGAAGGCGATATAGCCGCGATGATCTGTGCCTATAAAGATCTCTGCGAGTTCAAACTATGACTTTTCCAGAAACCGCCGCACCAATACGAGCACCATCCATGCGGCACCAATCTGCTCGACGCCAACCAGGCATATGAGATGGTGTGCTACATGCTCGCCGGACTTCCGGCCGAGTGATCCAGAAACCGCCGACTAGGAGGCTCCCATGCGTTTGTCAGTTCCCACCAAGTTGGATGAACATCATCGCCGATGGCTCAAAGCGTACTGTCCATGCGACAACGGTGTGCATGTATTTGATCCGGACGACGATGAGTTTGGCGGCCGGACCGTGCAGAACTTTCCGGGCACGGATCTTACTGTTTTCAATGAACTTTCCTCTGCCGGGGATGGCGATGATTTCGACCTAATCTGTGACCTCATGGTCAACGGGGACTTGGTCGATACCGCGCTCATTCGCCGCCAGGACTTGGCGCTTATCGAACGTCGCCTGCAATCTGTCTGAAAACAGCCGGAGGTGAGCATGTGGCCTTATGACCAACAAGACAAAGACCTGCACCGTCTGGTCGTTGAGCGTATCACGGACGCGATCGAGAGAGTGACGCAACTTGCCGAAACGCCGGAGCAACATGCCATGATCATCATGGCTGCTTTGTGTCGATGTGCCGGCATGGCCGGTGCTCTCATCGCTGTCGAGATCGACCGGCTCGATCGTCTCGAAGCAAGCAAGTCCTGATTTTCAAGAAACGGTCGGAGGGCAATATGCGAGATCTTCAAACTGACCACGATCCGAGCCACCCGCTCACCCGGGCGCTGCGCGAGGTCGTTCAGAAGAACGGGCTGACCGGAGCCGTTATGCTGACGTTCACGAAGGATCGCGTTGGCGTGAATTCCTCGTCTCCGGGCGTCGAATTCGGCGCGATCATGCAGCGGTTGGCTGACGCTATTCTGTTCGCCTTTGATCGCGGTGACTTCGATAGCGTGTTGCCGCCAGAACAGTGACTTTTCTCACAACCGCCGACCAGGAGGCAAAGATGATCACAGACCAGCAGATCGATCGACTGAGCGCATGCACTTGCGGCGGAACTGCCGAACCGGCCTCGCGTCGAATTTCATCGCTGCCGAATGCTACGCGGGTGGATGAAGCGAAATTTGATCTGAAGAGGAGCCATCAAATGCCGACGATTGTGCAGGGAACCCGCGTCTATCCAGAACCTGACGGCTGGCTTGATCCAGCAAAGATTAACAAACCAGCCTGCTATGGACGCCGATGCGACTGGCTATGTGTCTGACGTCGGCCGGCCCGACCTTCCGAATTCAATCAAGCGCTCTGAATAGGAGGCCAGAATGGCTAATGACGAACCCTTGAAGGTCGGATTTCATCCACCACTGCAATGTGCCCGCGGCCGAACCGACTGCCGTTCTCTGGCGCAGCTTATTTCGAGCCGCGATGAGCCTACATTCGTCTGTTGTGGGGAAGTTGACGAAGGCAAAACACCTGTTCCGGAGGACCGCTGGTCATTCTGTATCAACACGATGAACGCCGGTCACGGCAAGGGCTACAATTTCAGGGCATTCGTCGACCGACGCGACATGTCGCACATGAGCGCCGTGCTTAGCATGGCGCTCGCGATGGTCATCCCGCTCGACTATGACGATTCTGAATAGGAAGACTTTAATGCCGCGCACTTGCGTTCGATCTATAGCGACTTTTCGGCTTTCGAGCACGAACACCGACGAGCTGCGTCTTGAATTCTCGTGCTCCACTGACGCATACAAATTGGCCAGGCGCATTTTGCAGGAAGCATTAAATCACGAAGCCGGCGGTGCATTTTCCGTTCGTCCGATCTACGGCCGTGCCGATTTTTCCGAATAGGAGGTCAGCGTGACCGAGCAATGCCACGACTGCAATTTCTACCGTGTTCGCACCGACGAGCCAGGGCGCAACAGTCAAGGATGGTTCGGCTACTGCGTTCGCTTCCCACCCATTTTCAAGGAAGACCGCGCCATCAACGATGGTTGGCCGAACGTTCATGGTCAGTCGTGGTGCGGCGAGTTTAAACGTTCTGAATAGGAGGATGTGGAGATTTTCCGGCCTGAATGATCCCCCATGTTGCGCGCGCCATTCGCATGATTTCGTCTCTGTCACTCATGGCCAGATCCCTTCTGTCCGATACGGGCGAGGAAGATGCGGATATCAGCAATCAATGCTTCTCCACCAGCCATAATCTTTTCCTGACGCCGAGCCGATCCGCCCTCCCGTTCTTCGATTCCAGCATAAAAATACTGATGCAAAGAACCTGGAACTACGCGTAAGAGACAGGCTGCCTCCTCTAGCAGTGCGGTTAGGCGAGAGAGTTCAGCATTCTTTTCTTTGATTATGGACAGATGTGCATCTTTGCCAGATGCTTCCCCGATCTCCGCACGTTCTGCTCGCTCGCTAAAAGCGGTGAGGGTGGAGACAGAATAGACCGGCTCTATTTCGAATTCCAGGAAATTGCTCCGAGGGTTCATCTGTTTTTCGCCATACTCCCATGATGACCATTCCGTTGAGCCACCAACTCCAGGTTTGCACCGATGACGAATGCGCCATGCTACTGGCACACCGATATCATCTTGCAGTGCGACGGAGAGAGTGAATTCCTTCCGTTCTTCCCGATCACGTTCGATGGCGTATTGGTCTTTGGCTTCCTGGTTCATTCCGGCTTCTCCATGTAGAACTGGTACGGAGGAAATCGTCTCATGCTTTTCTAGAAAGCGTCTGTTCGATGAAAGCGCGTAAAAATATGATCCCTATTTTCGGGCCTCTCCAACCCTTCGTCGGATGGCGACGTGCGTCGCACATTTTCTTGACTATTTCGTTGGCACGCTTTCCTTTATAGCCGTTCGATTCTACGAACTTCATGAACGGATGGATCATTCCTCTATCTCCTTGAACATCGGCCTCGGCGGAAACGGCTTCCATTCGCGCACCTTGTTGCGCATTGTCAGTGGCCATTCGGCCATTGGCGGATCATCAGATCTGACGGAATCATATCGTCGGTCGGCCGGAAGGCAGCGACCTGCTTCATGAAGAATGCCACGTCGTAGAGCTCGCACTCGTGCGCCGTATGCCGGGCCCATTCGATCGAGAATTGCCTGTCGTTCCACTTCGGTCCGCTCTTGCCGCCGAAGATGATCCAGTCCAGCCCGCCATTCCCCATCCAGCGGAAGAACTCGACGCGCTCCTGTGCCGGCTCATAACTGATTCCGATCCAAGGGATGCCGAAACGGTGCTTCATATCTACAAGACGCGGAATGTCGCGATCGGCTTCGGCCTGTGTCACGATGGTGACAAGCACGCCAACATGCTGCGGCCATGACGTTTCCCAAACGGGGGAAACCATCTTGGGGAGATTGCTGATGCGCTTGGTGCAGACCTGCCACTCCAAGCGGTCGCAGGCTTCCATCGTAGCCATGTGATCCGAGCGCCACCGTTCGTCTATTTCATTGTCGAACAGGTCGCCCATGGAAAGTGTGAAGACGCGCCGGTTCCGGCCATTCTCGGCGAAGAACTTGTCGGCCTGCTTCTGCCAGCGATATGGCTCATTGCGGGCGTGCTCGGAAAGCAGCCGCCGCGGTGCACCATGGCCCCAATGTCCACCGCCAAATCCACGGTCATCAACACTCTCGGCATAGCAATGATCGCAAGCCGGACCGACCTTCGTGCATCCGACCCATGAATTAAAAGTAGAATCGGTCCAAGCAATCCCTGTCGTCCTACCCATTTTCGCGCCTCTTTTGGCGGTATGCCCGCCACCATGCGGCATCACGTATTTGTCTTTTCCTGTCCCTCCTGCACGACCGGCATTCGCGAGTTCCGTTTGGTCTAATCAGCGTGTTTTCAGGCGTGAAAGGATGCCCATGAATGCAGTTCGTCTGTGCTTTTTTCTTGCTGTCACGTGTGGCGTGGCAGACACTGCAGACGGGTTGCACGTCATAGTGATGTTGCGCCGAATAACCGAGATAATGATCATAGGAATGTCTCGGCTCACCTTCTCTCCAAATATGCCCGCAGTCTGAGCACGGCAGGGAATTCGGATGCGGGCGTCTTCCGCTCCTGACCTCGACGTTAATACGTTGTCGCGCCTGGATTTTGTCGCCAGCGCGAGGTTGGTTTGGTCTTGGCCCTGGCCTATCGGTCCACTTGATTCCAGTCTCCTTGCCCATCAGTTTTTCTTTCCCTCATAGATCGCTCTAGGTGGCAACGGCGTCTTCGGCCTACGTTCCTTGCGATCGAAGCCGCGGGATTTCATCGTCGGCGGCTTGCGGATTCCAAGCGCTTTTGCCTTTTTGCGGTTCGACGTGGAACGCTCCGTCGCTTCCTTATTCGTCTTCACGTCATGAGCGAGCTTTAGAACTGCCTGGAGATTGCTTTCACGGTTCTCGCCGCCTTTCCAAAGCGCCTTGATGTGGTCGAATTCTATCCTGTCTCCGTCCTTGAATTCAATGCCGGTTATGGCGCATCGGTTGTTCTGGCGATCGATGATACGCAGCTTGCAGGACCGCGGAGGTTTGCTGTCATCCGTCTTGCCAATCCATTCCTTGACGGATCTCATGGCCATTTCCTCCCAAGGCTCGCTGCCAATGCCCGATTTGTATTTTCGCGCAGTTCACCTTCGAGATGACGATAGGCGTGATGGGCCTTCTTCTCCCGGTCGCGCCTGGCAATAAGTGCCTTGCGGCGCTCCTCGTATCGTCTAGCGACCGGTGCAAACTTCCTGCGGTCCATGAACCGTGTGTAGGCTCCGAGGATTTCTCGGAGGATATGGTCAAGGGTCATGACAGAACACGGAAGCCAGCCGCATTGCGATGGCCGCCTCCTCCGTTTGCCTTGGCAATCTCCGACACGTCGACGCGGTCATCGGTGCTTCGGAGTGAATAGGTGATGCCCTCTCTATTTTGGATCACCGCGACAGCGAACGGCGCGTCCGGGTACATCGCCAAAAGCGTGTTGCACGTGTCCGACACGAAGTCGTAAGGGCATGCGTAGGTAACGGCGACCCCTTGGTGTCCATGGAATTCCTGGCGCCCTGCGGTCTCACAGATCGCCTTGATGCGCTGATCGTAGAAGCGCTTGATCGCCGCGGCTTCTCCGAGAAACCGTTCCGGATCTTCGCTATAGAGAGAGGCCGCTGCGTCCCATTGGCTGAAATCACGGTCAAGTGATCGAAGGTACATGCTGACGAGCTTTGTATCCGGTCGATCAAAGCGCCATAGATCGCGGTCCTCGACGGCGAGGATGAGTGGCGGAATGCTTTCGCCGGGGAACGCAAAATCCCAAAGCATCCTGGCACCGGAACGGTTCATATCGAACTCGACCAGGACGCGTTCGCGCCAAGTCCCCGCCATACGGGCGAAGCATCGTTCGATGTTGTCGACCGTCGGCCTGACGATCTGGTGAAGACCTGAGAGCTTTTCCTGCGCCGTCTTGTGATGATCGAGCATTACGATGCGACCGCCGCGATCGACGACGTCTTCGCATTGCTCTGGCGAGATCGAGAAGTCCGCGATCAGGATGTCCCTTCCGCTCGGGTCAAACACCGAAATTTCCCGGCCATAATTGCTCGGCAGGTATTCGAGTGCGTTGCCCCATTTCTTGTGCGCGGCCCACGCCGCAGCGAAACCGTCGTCGCAGTTGTCGTGGTAGATCAGGACGTCGGGTTGATATGGCATCACAGTCTCCTCATCCGATACAATTCAGCCTTGGCATCCTCTGCCGTGGCATCGCCCTTGATGACTTTGCGTGTCATGCTGCCTCCAGGAATGCGAGCGGATCAAAGCCAATGGCATCTGCCAGCTTTTCCATGGCGCGGTCCATATATGCCTTGAATGCATCACCATCCATCGCGTCAAAAGCCGTACTATCTGTTGTGACGAACGGCTTTCCGTCGAGGCCATATGTGACCGTTATGTAGCCGCAAGCACGCTTCAATGCGTCATGCAAATGTTCCGCTGTAGGCCACTTGTCTGTCGCGTTCACGACTTCCGTCAGAGCTTTCCAATATGTGCGATGCTGCGGAAGACTTCTCTTCGACATCTTCGTGACGCGGAACTCTGAGCCCATCGGCGCATTGATCAGAAGCTCGGCATCAAACGACGACACCGGTTGCAGTCCTTTCGGCGTCTTGCGGACGATGATTGCCAGTGTTCCGCGCTTCTTGCTCATGCAGCGTCCAACGTGCTTTCTGGCAGACGAGAGAGGCGATCGGCAAAAGCATCCTTGAACGCGTAGTATTCGTTATCCGGCAGGCTCTCGATCTGCGTTTTCTGATTGCCGGCCCATTTCAGAAGGTCTCCCTTCGTCAAAAGGCGCTGCATGTTCTCGTAGAGCGCCGCATAGACGTGTTCGATGTCTTTTGTGTCTGTCAAGCGTTCTCCAGAAGCGCGCGGTTTACGGGGCTTCTGTGCGGGCTTCGAAGCCGGTTCTTCGATACCATCAGAAACATTCGCCTGAGCCTTGTCATAGAGGGCGAGACCAAACTGGTTTCCGAAGGTCATCAATGCCCGCTTTCGCGCATCGGATTCGGCTTCCTTGATAGCGCTTTCGTGGGCGAGGCCAAGATCCACATCAATGCCGTGGCCAGATCCCATGCCTTCACGCTCAATGCCTCCGACCTTGACGCATACCTTTGCGATGTAGGTCACCCCCCATCCATCGCGTTCGTACTGGCCGCGGCCGATCTTGCGTTCATGTTCCGCCACACATCTGCATTCGACCGTGTGGCTGTCCCATGCATCGAAGCCGAATATACGGTTCGCTTCGGCGATCGCGTGCCAGCTCTCGATATAGCTCAGCGTTGATTTGCCCTGTTCGCGCGTCTTGACATGGATACGATTGAGCGGCTTTGCGAGTTCTGCTTTCTGATCTTCCGTAAACATCATTTCACCCTGATCGTTAGCGTTTCTTCACCAAGCGACAGTTCGGCACCGGGGACTTTTTCACCGGCCTCAAGCGCCTTCTTCAGCGCCGTCTTGTCGGCTTCCTTCTTGAGCCGATAAAATCCCTGCGGAAGTTCATCGACATTCAGGACGTTGACAGATGCACGGGGCTTGCTGATCGAAAGTGTCGCTCCGGTAAACATGAGCTTGTCCAGATCGGCGGAAAGCATGATCGACCGTATGAGCGATTTCATGGCCGCTTCCTTGCGCTCGAAACGTCCGCGTCTGGCGTGAATGTCAGCCTCATAATCCTTCAGTCCAGAGGCAAATGCTTTTGCTGTCTGCGCCTCTTCCAGAGCCTTTCCGATCACTTTCATGATGTCGGTTTGACCCTCTAAAACATCCAGGCGCAGAAGTTCATCTTCGGCAAGATCCGGGTTGTCGGAAATGAGTTTCGCGATTTCTGCCTTCAGGAATCCTGCGTTCATGTAAAGACTGCTCATGAGACCATCCTCGCCTTTGCACGTCTAGCCCATTTCAAGGCCGTCTTGGCATTCGTCCATTGCTGGTCAGACCACGCGCGATATCTGCGATATCTGTCCGTCTTTCCGAGCAGTTCCGCCTCGATTGCCATGCGCTTGTATTCATGGGCGCGGCGCTTGCTTCCGAACAGATGCTCGAGCCACGCGTCCAGTTCATTCCTGGAATCAAACGATGCAGTACGTTCATTCATCACCACCACCTCAGATTTGCACCGGCAATATAGCCAGCAAGGAAAAGGAAAACAGCGTGACTTCCGAATGCCACAGCGAACACACTGACACGCCAGCGACCGATCTTGAACACCTTGTCCACAGTGCCGAAGTCGGGATGGCATTCGTATCTGCGGAAACCATCCTCTGGATCGGTGAGGTTGATAGTCATGATGCTGCCTCAGCAGAAATACGCTTGTGTTCGCCATCGAGCATCTGCTCAAGAATGGTATTAAATTCGTTGATCTTGGGGGCACTCCTGGCAGCAATCATAGCGGCACTAGCGGCATCTCTCTCTGCGGCACTCACGGACTCCCATGCTGCAGCACTCGCGGCAGATCTCGCGGCGGCCAATGCAGCGTCCCACCCTGCGTCCAATGTGGCATTCCACGCTACAGCGCCTGCGGCCCTCGCGGCGCAACTCGCGACGGCATTCGTGGTTCTCCTCGCGGCGCTCCACGCGGCTTCCTTCGCGGTCATCCTTAGTGCCTCATTTCCTGTTTCTAGGTACTCGCGAACGATTGCCGGTGCGTCCCAAAGATCGATGACGGAAAGCGCGGTCTTGCGAGCGAAAGCTCGCAAAACATCATCTGCATTCTCAATTCGCCAATCGATCCTACGCTCCCAACAGACGAGCTTATCGTTCTTCTCCTCCTCAACGATCCGTTTGCAAGAGACACGACAAACTGTTGATCCCGGTGCATATTGAAGCGCATCGATGACACGGCGCGAGGCATGCAGACCACTTTCGCACATGATGACTTTGGGACCATCATGGACAATCCATTCACCATCAGCCGGAATGTCTCGGCCGTCGCGAAGCTTCTTTCCGCAGAAGTGCCATGCCTTCACGATAGCCATCACACCACCTCCATCCGTTCCCGCTCAATGAGCCGGTCAAGAAAATCCCGATCGGCCATGCCGAGAACGATCATGATTCCGTCTCCTCCAGCATCTTCCTGCCGGCTTCTGTTGCTCGCCAATTCCTTGCCGCAATGTCGTAACTGACAGAAGCGAGCCCAAGTCGTTGCAGTGCGAACAATGTCGCTGTTGTACGAACGCCTTTCGGCAATGACGTTATCAACCTATCTCCCCATACAGAGTAGGAGAACGGCATAGCGGCGAGTGCTCGCCTTTGTGCGTCGGTAATCTTTGGCATCACTCTGTTTCCTTCTTTGCGGCGAGGAGAGCAGCGCGAACCATCGACTGGACGACGCGCGCATCGCGATCTGTGACCAGCGCTGTACCGCTCACGTTGATCAATGCTTTTCCGACTGTCTCCAGCGCTTCCAGCATCTGTTCCCTGATAGGGTCCACCCGACTGGCGTATTCCTTTATGCCGGCAAGAGCGTCCTGCACCGCGTGTGAGCTGTCATAAAATCCAGCACGCATCACATCGGCGGTATCTGAAAATCCGGCAGTATCGCGGCGCTTCGCCGCTGCCTCCCGCGCGCATTCGAGCATCAATTTCTCGTCCATGTCGGTATCCTCACTCTTCCGCTTCGTGAGCCCGCTGATCAGTGATCGCGTTCTCGCTCAGGCGTTTCATCGTGTCGGTGAGGGGATTGAGATAGTCGACGTCTATGCCGTGCTTCTTGCCAATATCGATGACGGAGCCGAGCGCGGCCATGAAGTCGTTGAGCTTGGCCTCGTCCGCATTGGGCTGTGAGAAAATAAAGTCTGCAGCCTTATCGAGTACTTCCAATGCGTTTCCATCGAAGAACTTCCATTTTTCATCGCCGAGAATTCCGCGATTGATGCCGCTCTTCCACCAAAGATAGACATTCTGGTCTTTGTGATTTTCGATGCTGAACTTCGCGCTCGGCTCGCGCATTCCTTTCTCCAGCATCGCCTTCACGATCCCGTCCACGCGCGTCTGAATTTCATTGATGTCCATGATTCTTTCCTCACTTGAGAAGATGGCCACGCCCGGCGGCTTTCATATCGCGGCGATAGGTAGAGTCGTCCGGGCCACCGCTCTCCATCAGGGATTCCTGATGCCGTTCATATGCGGCCTCGTTCCGGTTCTGAATAATTGCCTGGCATTCTACTGAAATGTCCTTGGCGATATGCGTGATCTGCTCCTGCGTCAATTTCCATTCGTCGAGAAGAATCTCGCAGATTTCTGTCAGCGCTTCATTCGGATAGGTCATAATGCTTTCCTCTCATCCCATATGGAGAACGTACGATGCGGCGATCCATCCAACGGCGATGCTGCTCAGAATCAGGATAGCCAATGCGATTTCGAAGGCGATCGGGCGAGACAGCCATACCGGTCCCGTGTCCGCCTCGTCGTCGAAATCGGTTGACCCTTCGGAGCGCCGATAAGCGTCATCAAGGTTCGGGATCATCGGACACCCCAGACGATCGCAAGGGTACACCAAAGGATGCCGGTGAAGAGCACGATCGCCGCTCCGCGCAGCATGTCGTCGACCATCTCTCGCATGGCGAATTCGACGCAGGTTTCCGGTTCGACGCGACCACGCGCGATCAGGTTTTCGCCAGGAAATGTTCCGAGATCCTGCATCACTCGACCTCCTCGAATTCACCATCGACCGTCAGGCGATAGGTCTTGCCGGCCTCGACACCGTTTTGTCCGACGAGAGACGCCCGCACGGCGACGAGATTTTGATCCTCGTCATATGCAGCGAGGCTAATCGCTCCGCCTTCACGGGCCGTAGCAGTTCCATTTATGCCAGCAGCGTGAGCGATGGCATTTTTGCCTTTGACGGAGGCGTGGCCGCGATTCCCGGCCGCGGAGGCGTGGCCGCCATACCCGTCGGCGGAGGCGTGGCCGTAATC